TTATTCTTCTAATTTATCGTGATCAAACCCAACGCTCATTAATTTTTTATATTTATCATTTACAAATTCCATAGAAGATGTTACTCGACCATTCTCCATTCCGTTTTCTTCCAGAATTTTTTCATACTTAACATATGTATCAATAACATGATCGTATTGTTCTTTACTACATCTACGGTGATTCATAATCGCACTTGCAAAATCTAACATTTCCCAACGCATATCGTCAATTTCTTTATTGATAAATAGCTGTTTTAGTTCTGTCATTTGATTGCTCAAACTCTCTTGATTTTTTTGAAGATCGTTACGAATTTCAATACTCTGTCCATGATATGTTTTTTGATTATCCAGAAATGTTGTCTTGACATTTTCTAATTCACTTTCTAATGTGTCTATTCGCTCATTTACGGCATTTTCTCTTAATTCCTTACCAGACTTCAAGTCAAGTGATTCGAGCGTTCCTTTCCATAATTTAGTGCCTTCTACAATCAATAGAAGCACTAATACTACACAGAGGATAATTGTAAATATCCCCTGTGAATTTATCTCATTTAATGTACTAATCATCTCATATCCCTCAATCCTTTCCGCAAAAAGCTAATATCATTTCTTCTTAATGTACTTAGCAGAAGAGAATCCATATTTACCTTTATAACAAATATAATACCATTTATTACCATCTGAACCTGTCGTACTATCACATACGCTAACTGGTGTATTATATTTTAATGGACTAAAGGAACACTCTAAATCTGCATTAGATGTTCCTGGGCTTTTTCTAACTTTTAACCCAGATTTAGCGGTAATAACACCTTTCCATTTTTCTGATTTGTTATATCCTTTTTTTGCAGGTTTACTTGTAGAAGCACTAGGTTTTGTAACAACTGCGTTAGGATCTTTGATGTTAGATTTCTCAACATAACCTACAAATTTATCTGCAATTTTCACTTGATAACGTGTTCCAGATACGCCAATTACATCCACTAAATTACCTTTATTTAGCTTTGGATATGTAGATAATTTTGATGTTCCCGTAGGATTTGCAAATACATCTGTGCCATCTTTTGTGGCTGCACCTACCCATTTGTTGTAGGTTGTTGTGGATGGTTTTACATTACTTAAATTAAGTCCTTTACCTGTAAATCTGAGACGATGTGTCCATCCATGAGAGTAGTTATACCACGGCTGAGTTCTAATCTCATTGCCAGAATCATCAATAGTATTTGTAGTTCCTTCGGATGATCTTGCATGTACAATATTATCTTTATCAATCGCCATAGCAACGTGATGAGTTACATTTAATTCAAGGTCACCTTTCTGCATTTGTGCGTGTGCAGTCTGATTTCTAGCTACAATTTCAAAACCTACATTGAGCATATTAAGCATATTTCCTGTATAACTACAATGAGATTTAAGATAGTTTGCTTGTGCTGTTAATCCATTTTTTAGGAATGCATAATAGTAAGCGGTACAGCAAAGAGAAGAACAGTCATATGACTTAGGATTAGTAATATTGTAAAGGCTTCTTACTGCTTGACTATAACCATGAGAGTTATTATTTGCAATTCCTACAGCGAATGAAACTGCGTCATTAATAATGTTTTGAACAATGTTATTTGACATATTATCACTTCCTTGTGGTGTTTTATTTGAATTGTTATTAGATGTGTTTGTAGAAGTAGTAGAAGATTTAGAATAGTCTTTATAGAATACACTACGGTCAACTTTTGTAGGTATACCAGGTAATGTTGCAGAAGAGCTATACTGCCATCCGATAACACCAGTAGAAGCAGGAACTCTTAATCTTTCTGGCAAAGATCCATCATCGTTAGAACTATATCGGGCAACCCAACAGTCATATTTCTTAGCACCTTTTGGTAACTGGTTCTGATACCAAGAATACCCGCAATAAATACCAAATTTATATCCAGCTTTGACAATAATAGCTCTAAACGCTTCAATCATTTTCATCATTAAACTGTCAGATAAATTCTCCTGACATTTATCCTCTATATCAAGAAATACTGGATAATCCAGTTTTCTTTTATTCAATGTTTTAATAACTACATTTGCTTCATTTTTAATCTGAGCAATAGTAGTAGCATAGCTGTATTTATAGGCTCCAACAGGAATTTTATTTTCAATGCAACCTTTGTAATTTGGTTCGAATGTGCTATCAACAATATTCCCTTTTTCTGTGATTCTTAGGATTGCGAAGCCCATTCCATAATTAGCAACAGTTTTCCAGTCGATTTTTCCATTCCATCTGGAAACATCAATTCCTTTAATTTCTGCCATAATATCACCTCATTTTTCTATAAAAATAAAGAGCCTTGTTATCACACAAGACTCTCATAATTTGCTTTATGTTATGAAATCTATCTTTCATTTACCAATTATTTCCATATTTACCAATCGTTTACTAATGAATCTGCTTTATATTGTATGTATAATTTCCATACCATGACTAGAAAGGAGGTGGAAAACAATGGCATTATATGAGATTAAAAACTACATCAAATTACTCTGTATAAGAATTGACCATATCGAAAGTTATGTAGTAGATGAACTCAACACTTCTGATGAAAAAGAAATAAATGACTTTATTAAAATGTATAAACATCGAAAAGGTCTAAAGATTCTTATATTCGAAATGTCAGATGATGTACATATTATCACATATGAACAAATGCAAAGTTTCATACATACGTTACATGTGTTTGATTACATCAGGCAAATCATTGAAAATGAAACGAATAAGTTCGTAGTCGTCAACAATGATGATACATCACTTGATGTACTTCAAACGGATTCATATTTGCACAAATTGTTAGATTTGGGTAAATAAGATTTAGAGGTGAGAGAGTAGTAATTACTTTCTCACTTTAAGATAGATAGAAATATTATTTATTTTGTGTATCTTCTGTTATATCAGATTTAGAATTCTCAGTGATGTGATTTTCTTCAACTTTTTTCGTTACCGTCCCATCCTCATTCAGCACATAGCCATCCTTTTGAAGTCTTTCAATTACCTTTGCATTCCATAACTCAGGAACATCTGTCCATTTTTTTAATCCATTAATAACTCTTTCCTCATAAAATTTAACCATTGTTTTTTTCACCTCCAATTGTCGAAACTAATGTAGCAAGTTCGTCAAGTGCTGAATCATGTGTTGATACAAGTTCAGCCAGACCGTCAATACCATCACCATTAATTAGAATTTTACGATTAGATTCTGCATTAAGTGTCTGCATTACCAAGTCTAACTTCTCAGACATCTCATTTAGCCTGTTTGAAACTCGATTGATGGCTTTGTAAATATTTGCAATTTCCTTTTTATCCATATACACCTCCTGTTCTTAGCCATTCAGCTATAAATAATTCATTAATTTACTTTCCCGATTGTCTGATACTGTTCATGAATATTCAGTTTCTTTTGACTTGATGGGAAAATTGTGTTTGCCGCAAATCCTTTTAACCGCCTTACGGCGGTAGATGGGATTTGTTAAGATTTTAGATGCATAAGCAGGGGGCAACACCATAAGTGCTGCTGGCATTATCGTAGCTCATACTCCCGTCTATGCTTACAACGCAGAAGCAATCGCTGTTGTTGGAGCGAGGCGAACGCTCCCAATAGCAGCCAGATGCGTAACCACTGCTATAACGTGGTTTCTTATAATTATTAGCAGTCGCATTCTTAAAATACTGATACTGCTTTCCCTCTCCTGCGAAAGAATATCTTGTACTGTCAAAAACTTCAATTTCAGACGGTAAGAACGCATAGTCATTTGAAGTATTAATCGTACTACCTGCTGATGTCAGTTTCTTAACCTGTTTCATCATGTTCTGAATATAAGCAGGCAAGCATTGCTTGTACACATTATTACACCACGTACGCCTTGCACATCCTTCCCAACCACCACTATTCGTGTTTGAGCTATTCATATATCCACATTCATGTGGCGCATTATAAGAACTGTTATATTCTGTCGTAGTGTCCAAATACAGCATACGTTCTGTCTGAATTGTAATAGCAGCTTTGGTCTTGCCATTAATAGCAGTCACTAAGTCATCATGCTCAATTCCGATAATTACATAATCGTAATCATTTGCTTTGTGTGACTCACTTACGCCCGTTGCATCCATGGCATTATGATGAATTGTTCTCTTGTCACCAATTGCCCAATAGTCACCAATGTTGATTTTTCCAGCATAATGTGCTTCAATCATCTTTTCAATCTCTGCGTCTGTTCCGTCGGCAAATGTGACAATCTTTAGATCCTCTTCTGGTTCGCCGAGAAGTCTGTTTCCTGCATCGTAGTTGTATACACCATCAGTGTTGTATGGGAACAGTGTGAAGTAATATTTTTTACCGTTTGTCAGCCCTGTGACGGTATAGCCTGTTGTTTTGTATTTATCTCTCGTTGTATTATCAGCCACAAGCGTTCCGTCATTTGGATTTGCGGGATAGCCCGTTTCTTTCATTACGAGTTTTGTACCAGCCCAAGTAGAGAATGTTGAACCACTGATTACCGTATTCTCTGGGTCTTGCCATTTAATTGTGACTGATGCGTCTGCGTTCTCGATTGTTGGGTTGTTTATGGGCTTGGGAGTAACGGTCATACCGCCTTTTGCTCTTAAAATTCCAGTTTCATCTACAAATGTAGTTTTTCCATCAGGTTTAATACCACCTAATGTTGTTGTTGTAGCGATAGGAATAGAGCCAATTTCGACTATACATTGTGAGCCTTTATATATTCCTAATTCACCAACATAATAATATGTATCTGAATTTAAAGTCCCATTTGCTTTTTTGGTTTCATATTCACCTTTTGTTAAATAGACAGGATTCACAACTCCAAGTTCTGAAAGTGTAACATCTGATGTACCATCAAAAGATGCATTTCCAATTTTTCTTGCAACTTCAAGTTTAACTGCTGAATTTGCTGAACCACCTTCTGTAGATGATCCTGCATACTTATGTGTATGATTTGTAATTAGTTGTTTAACATTAATCACTAATTCTTTTACACCATTTATATCTAAAAGTTGATCCTTCTGTTTATCATTCATGTGTTATTTCCTCCTAAAATAAACTTGTAATTGATTCTACTGGAATAACTTCATAATCTTGTTCGTTAGCTTTTAAAATTGATACATCATTTTCTAAAATATCAATTCTACTAACCGCAGATTCAAATAATTCAGTTTTGACATACGCTGATAAGTCAGGATTAATTATTGAATTAGATACATACTCCGCAATATAATGGACTAAATCTGTGGATTCTGCTGTAGGTGGGAGAGTACCAATAAGAAGTTTTAGATTGTCAATATCATTTTTGTTTGCATTAACTTGATTGCCAAGTTCTGTTGATTCAGTTACATGAAGATTAATCCAATCCGAAATCTTTTTTAATGTATTGCGATTTTCTGGCGCATTATCAATAATTTTATTTACTTCATCAGTCACAATCTTTTTTACAGAACCATCACTTGTTCCATTTAGTACATTTATTGCTTGCGTATTAGCATGAATCTTATTAATTATTTCAGTATCGTCATATATATTATCGTGAATAGCTTCTTGTATATAAGAAACTACATCTTTCGCTTGTGAACTTTCTGGGATATTACCAACATATCCTAGAATTTCTATTTTGACTTTTGTTAAAGATTCTTCAAAATCAGAAGTTGCATCTCCGTCTTTTACATCATATAGATTTATCCAACGAAAATCAGTAATATCTGTATTAGCAGGTATATCCGCAGATGCAATATATCCACTTGTCATTTTGCCAAATTTTACTTTAACAATATCAAGTTTTTCATATTTTAAACTTTTATCCCATTCACCTTTAGGAGTCATGAGAATTTTTCCAAGAGTTTTTACTACCATCATTTATCCTCCTGTATCTGATACAAATATCCATCTTTAATATAGAATGATGAAGATGTTGTTTCCAACGTACCTTTTTTGAAATTGATCCAGATTTCTTCTTGAATATCTTCATCTACTTCAATAAGGTCAATCACATTCTCATTTTCATCTTGTAAACATTCAAATGAAATTGTGATTTCGGCAGGAGAATCATTAGATGAAAAATTAATTTCTAACTCACGATTTGGTATGCACTTGTAAGCAATCAATTGCATTACAATACTATCTCCACATTCTGATTTATTTAAAGTAAACATTTTGATAGAATAAGTACGGACTTCATCATTATTATTAAATGTAATCCGTTTCACTCCATCTTGTTTACTTTCTAAATAACAAACAGAATATGATTTACCTAATTCAATATCTGTGGATAAAAATTTTTTATCATGATAATTTCCACCAATCTCTGATATATCATCATTACTATATACAAATACAGTACCTAAAATGGGTTGATATGATAATTCAAGATACCCATTTTCTTTTGCAATTATATCTTCGTGTCTTGCAATAATTGCGTCAGTAAACATTTTCTCACCGTTTAAAAGAGTAAATATTTCAAATGGACGAACTTGAAAACTAAGTTCTAATGTGCCATTACCAGGTGCGGTATATTGGATAAATTTATCACCATTAATTCTTGCGTATATAGAATCAGAAGTAAAATCATGTGTTGTTGTATTGCAATAGTCGATAAACATAACGGGAACGTTTGTATAGTAATCTCGAATATCTACATCACAACATTCTCGATTGGAAAAATTTTCCATATTTATTACCTCACATTATTTTTAGTTGTATCTTCCTTTTCATTCTGTTTAATAATATCCCTCAATGTTGGGAGAGCATTATCAATCTGTTCGTCAATCCATTTGATTAATTCGTCTTGGTTCACAACTTTTGCAAGAATTGGATATTCTTTATAAATTTCACTAATTACCTCACTACGTTTAATACTTCCTGCTTTTTCCCATTCGGCATAATCTTTTTCCGCTTGAGTAATTAACTTTAAAATATTTTCCGAAATCTGTTTTTTAGCGATTTCAATTTTTTTCTCTGTGGAAAGTTTTGAATATAATTCAATTTTTTTCCATAGTGCTAATAAAAGTCCAACAATAACTAAAATAGAAGTCCAATTATCATTGATTAATTGTAGGAAGTTTTGAATACCATTTAAAATGTTCATTGTGAATCCTCCTTACATGCTTGTTAAAAAATAAGGCTACCTCACAATAGTAAGATAGCCTTATGATATGTTTAATTATTCTGTTGTAACTGTGAATAGAGCTTTAATAGACTCACTTGGGATAGCTTCATATCCTTCACCAACAAGTCCTTGAAGAGCGGTAATATCACTTGTGTTTTTAGCAATTTTTGGCTTCTCAGTAGCAAGATCTTTTTCTACAGCAGTAATTTTACCTTCTGCTGTATCCATTCTGCCTTTAACAGCAGTAATATCTTCTGCATTTTTTGTATCAGCAGCTTCTAATGTAGGTAATTTCTTTTCAATAGCATCAATTCTACCTACAGCAGCTTTAAGATCCTCAGCTTTTGCATACTGAGAAATATCAGAATCAGCAAGAGCTTTAGATACATATTCTGCAATATAACCTACGATATCTTTAGATGTAGCAGATTCTGGAAGAGTACCGATAAGAGTTTTTAGCTTTGTGATATCCTCTTTATTTGTTTTAATCTGAGAATTCATTGTGGCAGCATCAGATGCATGGCTAGAAATCCAATCAGAAATCTCTTTCAGTGTATCGTATGCTTCTGGAGCGCCGTTAACAATCTGAGCAACCGCATCAGCAACAGCTTTCTTTACTGATCCGTCACCAGTACCATTCAGCGTTCCAATAGCTGCTGTATTAGCTGCAACACTTGCTTTTAATGCAGAATCGTTATATTTACCAGCAGTAACTGCTTCTTTGATATAATTAACTACGTCTTTAGCTTTTGCATCAGCAGGAATAGTACCAACATAAGTAAGTACCTCTGTTTTTGCAGTAGAAGCTGCGTCAGATTCATCAAAATCTGTAATTGCTTTACCAGAATCTACTAGATTACCATTTTCATCTAATCCTGCAAGGTGACCTTTTACAGCATTTGCAACTTTATCTGCTTTTGCTGTTGGTTGAGGAATAGCAATAGTAAAGGCTGCCTCATCAACTGTTACAGGTGCATCTTTTGTGTAGAAATATAATGTATATCCGTCATCAGACTGAGATACTGTTCTAATGGCTGTTTTAACTGCTTCACTAATTTTTCCATCAATTTGCACGTTGTGAAGTTTTAAGAACTCTTGAAGGTTGCTAAGTGTTGCGACTTGCAATTTTGACATAATATTATCCTCCTTAATTAATTAAAAATGTTTGATAGTTCATCAGAATTAATACTAACGATTTTTTTATCTATTGCTGAATTAATTCTTTCATCAATAATATCCATGATTGTTTCATTAATAACATTTCGTACATATTCCTTTACAGAAGCGGCACTTGCATAATCCTGTGCATTGATCCAACTTTCGGTTACATATTTATCTGTGGTATATGAACCGTCTTCCTGAACAAAATACAGAGTTATGTTTTTTCCGTAAATTTTTGTAATTGATACGTTATTTGGATTGTCTAAATCATGAGATACAAGATAAAGAACGCCATCAGCGCAAGAATTAATAGTAGTATTATTCCCAATACTGCATTGACCTTTGATATTATAAATACCATCATTAAGAGATGATATTATAATCGGGATAGAAAGTGTTCCAATTAAATTTGTAATAGGAACATCTGCTAATTTGTTATATGATAGACTATTAAGATAATCTACCACAGTGGTATTATCTGGAAGATTACCAATAATATCATCAAGAACTTTAGATAAATCAGATGTCTTCACATAATTATCTAATCCTATTGTTCTTTTGACTTCTTCAACGATATTATTTTTATCTTCATCAGTGATTGAAATATCATAAGAGAATAACAATGTTTCGCCATTATAAAATTGAAGCATAGAATTTTCATATTTGACATCCGTAATCTGGTTGTCTCCTTTAATGTATTCCAACTGATTTTCAATTGAAACCCAAGCGATACTATTGATATCTCTGATATAACAAAGACCCGGATACTTTAAAACTCCTCTTTCTAATGCTTTTTCGGCAATTCGTTTGGTGGATGCCGAATACCAAATTGGAGTTATCATCGTGAAATCACCTCCCTCGTATATTTTTACAGATAAATTATTTTGCTAATAATCTATCAATATCAACAATCTGGTCAAGATAAATTACACCATCTTGCACACCGTCTGGATCTGCATCTACAATTTCTCCCTCAACAGCAGAAGATAAGTTTTTTATAGCAACACCATTTCCGATATTGCCATTCTGATTAATAAGAGTAAGTTTCTTATTGTTCTCATCGTTCAAATCTAATTGAATATCGGTTGGCATATTTTCGTAGGTTGCTTTATTAAGAGCATCCAAGTCTTTAATATAACCTTCGATTTTAAGTAACCTTTGGTCTGTCTCTGAGAATAATTCAGATGGCTCATACTTATCAAATTGTACTAATGGGGTAATATAGATTGTTCCAGATGTTGTTTTACGAATATAAGAAGTGAATGTATCATCTTCATTATGTACAGGTTTTAGAAATGTAAAAGTTACTTCAATATTTCCACTTTCCGCAGTTAATGTAACTTCCGCAGGAATTAAATATTGAATGTAATTTTCTTTATATTGAAGATCGTTTGCAATAAGTTGTACTGTTTTAATTTTATTTGAAATAGGCAACTTATATTTCATATACAAAGATGCGTCAGACATATCAATTTGTTCACGATACATTTTGCTCGTGAGTATCTGTATCTTGTCTACGCAATTGCTTCGTTCCATGATGGATTCTTTTACCGTAGTTACTACAGTATTTTCATCTGTAATTTTTAGCGTATACATGATAAAATATCCTTTCTGTTATAAATATATTATTATCCAACAGCACCATCACTGTCAGTTTGTTCATCAACAGCGGAAGAGTAGTCTGCTTGTTGTGACATAGCCATATCATATGTAATGCCTCCTGCCATGTTCTCCTTACTAGCTTTTGCATAATACGCAATGATCGTAGGAATCAATGTACAAGGAACACCAATTAATGCGTACATATAACTTGTATCACCTGTAGTAATAGCCATATATTCGCTAAAACAAAGTATCTGAATACAAATTATAAATACAATAAAAAGCACAATTTTACTTGTGCTTGGTTTCTTGAACTTTGGGAATCTACTCTTTTTCATCCGATGAAGTTTCCGTTTCATCGTAATATTTTTATTACGTTCTTTTATTTTTGCTTCTTTCTGTTTATATTCTTGTTCTGTCATTCTGTTTTATCCTCATCTTTACGACATAAGAAGTCCATTAAGGCAAACATATCCTTTGGCGTTAATACATCATATTTTGAATCATCATAGTCAAATGTAGACTCATCAATATAAAATCTTCCTACTTCAACCTCAAGAGAGAGTAAATCATTGATTTCCTCATACATCTTATTGGCAACATCTTTATCATCAAGTTCTGGAATGCCAGATTTATTTACAACAACTTGCCCCTCTTTATCTTTCTTAAAGTGGTCTGAATAAGATTCATATGTCTTTTGCAGAACATCGGTATAATCCTTATATTCCTTGTTGAAGTAATTTTGATTCTTAATGATAGCGAAGCTAATTTTTGCAGGTAATTTCATATCTCCAAATTTATTTAGAAAATTAATTACATTAATAATTTCAATATTTCTATATTTCATATTTTCTTCTCCTTGATTCTGTGCATAATAAAAGAGAGGTAGAATAATCTACCTCTCTTGAAAGTTTACTTGTTAAAATCTTACATATTTTTGATTTTTACCAATACGTGACTTATTAATCAATCGTTTATATGTACTATACTTGGATTTGGGTATATATATTTTGCTTGTATTATTCGGGTAAAAGGCATATCTGCCAACTGACTTTAACCTTGTGCCTGTTACCTTAATGTATTTCAAGCGTTGCATATTATAAAATGCATGATCACCAATAAACTCTATATTACTTCCGATATAAACAGAAGTAATAGTGGTATTTTTATAAAATGCTTTCGGTGTAATGGAAGTAACATTAAATTTTACATCATATACTTTGATATAACTCGGAATTACAATTTTTGAAATCCTTCTATTTTTAACGATACCAATTACTTGTGCGGTATTATTTTGATTAATTCTATAGTTTATATTACTTACACAAATTTTAGAAGTTGATGATAATTTAGATATTGATTCTTTCTTATGATTATGACAATAATCACAAGTATACTCATAAACTCCATTTGAATTAAAAGTTGGTTTTTTAACAACCTTACCTTTATTCCATTTATGTTGTATACAAGGTATATCTTCATTATAAGTTTCTCCGCAAATTTTACAAGTAAATACTTTCTTTCCACATTCTGTGCAAGTTGGATTTTTAATAATATTTCCTTCATCATATTCATGTGAATGTGATGAAAAACAAAATGAATAAATCCCAGAAAAATTACGTTGTGATACGTTAAAATAGTATTTACCAATTTCCAAAGAGATATTACGTGAAATTTTTATCTCCTTATTAGGATTGTGACCAGATGAATAATTCCATACGACATTGCCTGAAATATCATAAAGAGTATAATCTACCCATTGCATATTTGCATCTGCATTTAAAGTGTATATTCCAGATTTTTGAATATCAATTCTATAAACATCAGATGAGTCGTTTTGAGCTATTTGACCTCTTTAGGATATTCCAATTGAAATAGGTACTGCTGAATATATAGAATTATTCAAACCATTCCCATTTTCCGTAAAGCTTTCCATAGCATCTGTAAATCTTAAATTTATAGAATACTTCCCGCTAGAATTTTGAAAAACTAAATAATATTTTCCCTTTGTCAAATCAACATCATAAACATAACTGATTGACTGTGAAAATTCATTCCATACTGTGCTAAATCCACAAAGATATTTCTGTGAACTATCATATATAGTACCATTTAGATTTTCTATATTTCCATTGATTTCAATTTTTACATGACCAGAATTAGGTAATATAAAGCTATAAAATTGTGATTTTCCATTTGAAATATTATTATAAATATTATCAAATTGAATTTGACTTACCGATTCAAATGAGCTACCAAATACATTTGTACATTGGAATCCTATACAAAGTAATATTGTTACGATTAACCATTTTAATTTTTTCATACGAAAATCCTCCTTATGAATAACATTATATGTTAAATATAAATGTTATTCAATAAGAAGAATTATACATTATTTATTGGTTATTTTTGGTAATTTTTATTTATTATTCGGCATTTAAAATATCATATACAGTATCTTCAAAAGATTTAAAATCTGCCAGAACAGTGTCTTTATTAACACTGAATAAATCTCGATTCTGAATAGACTTATTGATATTTACAACACTATCGCCCTCTTGAATGTTTGCATTCATATAGGCAACCTGTTGTTGTACTGTTTCACCAGTTTCGTTTACAGTGTCTACTAACACCTGTCCTATAATATTTGTCGATTTACTAATTTTTAACATAATTTTCCTCCAATTTTTGTTTTATAATTGCAATTTCTCCTTGTAATGAGAGAATAGTGTTTTTAAGTTTTTGGTTTTCTTCTGTGAGAGAGTCTATACGGTGATGGGCTTTTTGAGTCATGTGAGTGTTGAGAGCAATAAATTCGCCATATCTTAATGCGTATTCAATAATATTACCTGCTTTATTTGGTTTGAGTAAAATGTCTTTACAAATTAATCCATAATCACTTGTATCTAAATTATTATCATTAAATATTTTTTCAGTTTCTCTTGCTCCAAATCCAAAATGAAATCTATCATGATCTTCTTCTGAATCAAAATTTTTATATTTATATTTTATTGGATTTAATTTCATATAAATAGATTCTATATTTGGAATATCGTTAATTTTTGACATTTGTGTTTTTAACTCTTCATCAGAGCCTGTTATATTTCCATTTTTTCCCCAAATATTTTTCCATTTACAATTTGCGTCTCCTAAATTCAAACCTTGATCATAATTACAACCAAAATATCTTGCTGCGTTAGTTGTAACTTCTACATATAACGAAGTATCCGAACTATGATATATTTTTTTTACATATAAATCATTATAATCAACAGAAATAGTAGCTCCAGAAATAGAAATACCTGAGCCAGCAGAATAAGTTGTTCCCCCACCACCAGAACTTGTTGGTAATTGTACAGAGCTTAATTGAGAACCATTATTGTTATATAAGCATAAATATCCATTAGAAACATCTATTTTACTTCCAAATTCCCTTTTAACCCAACTTGTAGTAGCAGCTCCAATACTACTTGCCGTTATATTTACAGATGCATCTGATGCACCTTTCCATGAACTTATCTGAGGAGTTCCATCTAGTTTAATAGTTAATCCACCTGTAATAGAAGAACCTCCACCAGAAGATGAAATTGTTTTCCAACCTATATTCCCGTTACCATCATCTACAAGATATTTTGACGCAGATGTATAATTTGGCAAATATGGAATCTTAACAATTGTGTTGCTGTTGCCTAATTGTATAGATGAGCCACGTAATATGGTATCATAATCTTTTTCACTTATTATTACTTCATTACTACCATTACAGTAAATTCCTGTAACTTCTTTATTATCTGTATTAACAAGATCCCATCCACAACCATTAGACATATGAAGTGTTCCATCAATAGGATTTCTGACATATCTATAATTATCTTTAGAAGTCCCAGTTAAACTAATTTGATTGTTTACAATTTTAATACCAACGCCAGCAGTATATCCACCACCACTTGTATCAATAGCATCAATAGCAGCTTTAATAGCAGCTTGCGTCATAGTACCATCAGTATTAGATCCTGTACTAGAATACAATTTCATAATACCAGCAGTAGAACTCGTAGCCTGATTTACAGTTGGTGATGTGTTTAATGTATAAACTGTTCCATCTTCTAGTGTAATTTTATATGATCCAGTTTTTCCACCAGAATAAGTATATCTCCATAATTGATTTATATTATTTCCATAACTACCATGTGAACTTTCTGGATAATTACTACCTGATAATTCTGTTACGGGATAACTTGGGAAAGAATCTGATGTTGTAGAAAGAGAAGGAGATGATACATTTGCTGGTGTGATAGAATCAATTGAGAATCCATAAAAAGAATCGCTTGAAGAATCTGTTCTCCAATATAACCAAAATGTTGTGGATGGGATACTAACAGTAGTTCCACCAAATGAACCACCTAATTTTGAAAGAGCTATTTTTCTTCCATTCGATTCATAGAAAATTTGAACCCAGTCATAGGTTGTGGATTCTGTTTGACAATTACTATTAAAAGTAATTTTAAGTCCATTCGCAGATGTCCCACCAGAAGTGATAGAAGCTATTCCTCGTCCAGATGATCCGCTAGTGGTAAACTGTTTCCCGTTTAGCCATAGTTCACTTGCATATATTTTATTCCAAGGAGCAGATGTACTTCCTAAATTACAAGTGCCACCAGCACTTACCATATAATTATCAATATTGGTATATGATGTAACATTATAAGGAGTGAATGCAGGAACACTATCATTACTAATGGCAACACACATATTTTTATCACTATTAATAAGAACCGTGTGGCAATGACCAAATCCTTTATATCCTAATGTAGTACTCCAATTAATGTCAGAACTTGAATGGGAATGTGATCGTGCAGCGATCCCTAAATTAGATAATGTATTATTTCCACTTACTAAAGTGTGTCCATTAATTTGTGGTTTGTTAGTGAGAGAACCATAACTAGATGCATTGCCACCTTCGGTATTATTGCCATCTCTGTACCCAACATTTCCGTTGTCATCAATAACAAGATATCTAGTTGAAGATTTTGCGGATATTCCAGAGAATCTAACTGTATCTCCGTTTGCATACAGATTTTTAGTCCAAACTTGCATCCATTTATGACTTTTTGTTCCAAGTTTAATTGTTTCATCGTAAGTCAATGCACTATCATTTACATCGCCTGGAATGAAACATAATCCGCTATCATTAGCAATTTGTAGTCTTACGGAAGCAGGTGTATCTTTACTTATAGTTGTAAGTTCGACATATGTCGTGTCTTGATCGGTGACACAATTCACAGAAGAATAGTTATTTTGTCGGTTGCCTGTGTTAAAATACTGTGAAGCCACAATGGCTCTTCGAGAAAATTTAGAATCACTAGACGTTTTATCTATAAACGCTGCCCAAGATTTAGAATCATTTCCAATGTATAAATCTACATATCCATCGTTTGGCTCCCAATTATCACCACACCATATGGCTTTTATAGATTTTCCTAAGCCACTCGCATATATCTTATAGCTGTCTTTTGCATAAATTGAAGTAGCATTAATATCACCTGTAATAGTTGCACCATTCGCACTTAACTTTCCACTTGAATCAACAGAAAAATTGTTTCCATATGATAAAGATGATGGACTAATTGTTGAAAAACTACTTGACAATATATTATTTGCAAGCGTAAATCCACCAATTTTACCACTCTGAATATCTACGTCAGTAAAAATACCAGAAGTAGCAGTAATATTACCAGTAATTTCCGCACCTGTAGCTTTTAGCTTACCGTCTGGTGTAATCTCAGCAGAATATTGACTTCCATTCTGAGTAATCATTAAATGTCCACCTTTAATATTTGGTGAAATTACCCACTCACTGTTAATCTGAGTATAACCTACATTATTTTTAAATTCATTTAATGCTGAATTGTCTGTATAGCTGTTTTTCTTTTGCCAATCATTAATACTAAATAACGTTCCATCAGCTTTAGGATTTATACAAGTAAGAATTTCATTCCTATATTCATTTGGATGTTCTGCATCAATATATATACCATTTTCACCAACAAACCATAAATCCCCTTTGTTATAAGGTGTTTTTGGGGTATCAGTAAATATCTGTGCTTTTTTATCAATAGTATTCCAAACTTCATCTGGTATATTCCCTGAAACAGCATCCCATTTTGAACCAGTATACATGAATGTTTCATTTGTAGAAGTGTTATACCATAAATCACCAATATGTTTAGTCTTATCTGCATCAGTCCATGAAAGAGAAGGATCTTCACTTTGTCTATATGTTTCGATTTTCCCATCTATCTGATTTTGGATATTTCCAATATCTGTTTTATATGTGTTATTTAAAAATGTAGATAAGCTAGAATCATCTGTATATTTATTTCTCTTTTCCCATTCAGTAGAATCGAAATTTCCAGTGGCTCTTGCTTTTATACAAGTCATAATATCTGATGTTTCATTGTTAAACCATAAATCACCAACATTATAAGGAGGGATAGGTTGCACAATAAATATCTGTGCTTTCCCATCAATTTTATCAAACACATCATCTGGTGGATTAGTTTTAGTTTCTTCCCATCCATTTACACCATAAATATAGGTTTTCTGATTTTGGGTATCATACCATAAGTCACCTTGGTGTCCTTTTTTATCAGCAGTCGTTTTCCAATCAACTGATGGATCAGTTCCTTGATACCATGTCTCTGCTTTCTTATCATTTTGCTTTTCAAGATCAACAATTTTATCTGAAAATTCTTTTTGTAAAGTACTCATAAGAGTATCAAGAGTATCTTTTACAACAACATTTTCTGTTCCTGTGACACTATCCCATGCGATAGAAGCGTTTCCTGCTAATCTGATATTTCCATTATCATCAATGTATAACTGTCTTTCGTAAGTTACGTTACCTTCATCATCTGTAATTTCCTTACGAATTGTAAATACATTTTTGTTCATTGTATTAGTAGTTACAATGATTCCATCTTTAGCCATTTCAATAGACTTTTCTTCATTGTAAATACCCACTTCACTTGTAAGGATTAAATTACTTACAAGAGTATCAGCAATAACACCATAAGACTCCTTATATGTCTTATCCTTTGGATCAAAATACCAGAATTTTCCAACTGCTGTTCTTGAATCTTTCCAAGTACTATCAGTAATATATAAACCATGATTGATAAGTTTTAATTGTTCATCAGTATAATCATCAAGAATATCATCGTATTCACGACATAATAAACCATGTTCATCGAACATAACACTTTGATTATCTGCATTATTGACGATCTTGGTGTTTGTCATACTTAAACCTTTAGCAATCATTTCATTCATTTTATTCTTGAAATCAGTATTGATAGTAGATTGTCTAACTACACCACTATAAGATGTAGCCATTTTTGAAGAATTTGCAAGAATACTTTCCAAATCAGTCATTCCGTCTGGCGTAGAAATAACATCAGAAAATGTTACACTGATATTTTGTGTATCAGCAAAATCAATTTCATATTCGACAATTCTTAATTGATATACTTTATCGTCAATTCCAACACAAATCCAATTGCCGTTTTTAAAGTTATTTGTCACAGGTTCAAATTCTTTCATTCGTAAGAAATTCTTAATTGTTCCTGTGATAGAATGTTGGAGAGTAGCAGATTTAAATAATTCTTTTGTAGCAACTGTAATAAACTCAATTGCGTTTTTCAGTAAGTCTGTATTGTTGAGTCCATCGGAAATGTAATTATCGTTAGAAAACTTATCCATACGAATAAATGAACTAAATTCTTTATATAAATCAATTCCAATGTAGTTTTTAAAATTCAGCGCATCTTGTACTTCTGTGATAATTCTTTCAATTTCAATTTGAATACCATCTTGCACAAGTTGATTTTGATTATTATATTTTCCTTCAACAGTATACAATTCATCTTCACGTACTTTAATCTCATCTTGAATTGCATTCATCTTATTATAATAAGGAATATATACATTCTCATACAGGACTTTTGTATTGATTCCATATATGCTTGATGTACTGTTTGAAGAAATTCCTTGTTGTACCATCATATCAATACAAGACTGACAACACTTTTGGAATATTTGCAATGTATTTAAACAATATTTTTTCAACTGTGATTTAAATACAGTCATATCTTGTTTGAATAATCCTACGATATCATAATAGTTTTCATCTGAACGAGCAAGAATAGAATCTATACGTTGTTTTACATATGATTCATAGTTTTCATTGATGCTAATTGATACAAATTGAGAAGTGAATTTATCATCTTTATCAGCATAATTCTCTAAGTTAAACTTACCCTTCCATACATTATTAGACAATGTAGTATTTGTAACTGTAACTTTGAAAACACCTTTGACAATAGATTGTGCCAACATAACCATAATATTATCAGCAGTAGACACAGAAAGATTTTTAAGAGAAGTAGTAGAAGCAGAAGATGGGAGATTAGCCATCAAATATTCGCCTTGTGATTTTGCGTTATTATCTGGTTTATCGACTGGTGGCATTAACTTATTTCTTAAAAGTTGCACCATATCAATTGTATCAAAATAAATACGCATCAACTTTGGATATCCAACAATAGGATTCTTAATCTCTGTATCTTTTAAATTTTCTTCATAAGTTTTATATTTATTTACAAGTGCATTATAATTTGTCACAAAAGAATCATTTATAGTAAAATTATAATCAGATTGATACTTTTCATATAAGGCATCATAAGACTTTAATTTTTCTTGCAATTCTGGTGACATTTCTTCTCTCATTGCGTCTGGGAAGTAGTAGATATAATCTGTCCCGTTAGGATTACATGAACGAATAGCAGCTGTCATTAAATCATCACCTGCTTCAAGTTTCATGCAGTTCTTTACAGAATCAGTATCAACAGAATATGTAATCTCATCGGCAAGATTATCCCTTGAGATAAATACATTTGTATATTCTCCATATCCTAATATGATATTTGTGCTTCCACATTTAGGGCATTTATGAACAAACGTATCTCTATTCCCACAATCTACACAATTTGCTTCCAAATCATATACAGAAATTGTTCTTTCTGGTTTTCCATTCTCATCAGAACCACACCCAAATATAAATAAACAATCAAGTTCTTCTGAAACTTCTTGAAGTGCATCATAAATTGATGTATCATCAAAAGTAAAAGTTCTTTGTAAGTTCATCAAACTTTTATCAATATGCTTGACTTTATAATGTGGTGCTTTATCGGTAAGCAATCTATCCATTAATGAAGCTTCTGGATGATCTGGATTATAAAATGTTGTAGGAATTTTGTAGTCTTCTCTAGCGATATCTGTTTCAGTATTAATCTCGATTCCATATAACATAATTTGAGATAATTCGGCTTCACCTAAAGTCTTACCAGAAATATTCTTAATATTTTCATCTTCTTCATTTACTTCTACGGTAATTTCATACCACATATCCCACTCAGGAATCCAAACTAATTTAAAATCTTTGATATCATTCCAACATTTAATGATGTTGTCATTCATTTTCTTATGTGCAGCAAATGTAATATCTGACGCTTCTTTCATGGAATGTTTTGCAACAATATTATCTACGTTTACAATATTGCCAAGTTTATCTCCATTTTTCTTAGCGAGAACAAAACTAATATCCTCTACGTTGCCAGAGGTGTCCATTCTTAATTTATGTACGTTCATTCTTAAAGTCCAACTCCTTTCGCAACAGGATAGTATTTAATTGTAATTTCACATGGGATATTTACAGAAATGATATTTTGATTATTCTCATAAGAGTTTGCAATTCTAAAGAATACAAAATTAAAATCATTATATAATTTATGAGATGAGAGAGAAGTAGATATGTTTAAATTCTCATCAACAGAAATAACCTCATTTGTAGAACAATTCTTAATTATTGTTGTACGGTTTTCGATAGAATTTGTAATTTTTAAATCACCACTTGAAAGACATTTAATTTGTATATCAGGATAAATATATCCTATATCATCTGATTCATCTATGATAGGGAATTGTTCATTTGCATTAAATGTATGTGTGATTGTTTTACAATCCTGTGTCGCAAATGGTTTACCCATTGTAAATGTCAATTCAAAGCCAATTACTTGTCCACAAAATTCAATTGCTTTAATATTAAAACTTCCTTTAAATAGCATAGTTTGATTTTCAGATGTGATTATTTTTAAAATGTGAAACCCATCGTTTCTATTAAGCCATCTATACACAAAACGTTGTTCATCAGTGGTGAAATATTTGTTTCCCCGATTTAATTGCATATAAGGATCTTTACAAATTTGAAAAGTAAATTCACCTGCTTCATCATATCCAGAATTAACCAAGACAAATTCTTTTCCATTTCTCATAGATGTTACGTCAAAATTTATCTTAGAACCATAATCTACTGTTTCATCATCGCTTGAATCAAATGAACAAACTACAATTCCTTTGCTTGAAGCTAAAGTTCCATCATATTCAAAATCTAATACTTTCATACTTCACCACCTTTACCATTTATTTTCTATTTATCTAACAAGCCATCTGGCAAGTTTATATTTCCATGTATCACCTTTATTAATCGCAAGTGTAATTTCTTTCATCAGTTTTACATCTTGAATAAGTAGTTCATACTGTGTTTTAACTTTTACAGTTTCAATAAAAAGTTCATTCCACTGATGTTTCAAATCTTTAAGATATTTTTTATCCATATCAGATATTTGAGCAGATTCATTCTGCTCTATATCTTTTACTTTTTCCTGCAATTTTTGAATCTTATTTTGTTGTTGTTTTGCAACATCTTGTTTTATACTTTTATCAAGTAAATCTTGTACAGTTTTATCTGACATTTAATTACCTCTTTCCATATAAAAAGAGACTACCAATCATAGATAGTCTCTTAATTGTAAAATTTGTCGAATTATAATTGACACAAATATATTCATTTTATATAATATACTGTAAGACAGATTCCACGTTCTAATTCTAAAGGCTAGTTGGGATGGTTGTTAGCGGTCTGAGTCACGTCAGAACAGTGATGTTCTGTTTATATAGATATCCTCATGACTTCATGTTGGAAATAACTTACAAAGGAGGATATAGTGTGATTCTTGATACTATGTATAAAATAGGAATCCAAATCATAAGCGGTGTTATTGCTGGTTGTGTACTGGATTTTCTAAGATATTATAGATGCAAAAACGACCGCCATAATCCAAATAGCGATCGTTAATGCGTTGAATAATTAAATTTATTTAGCCTTTAACCTTCCAAAGTTTGGCTCAAACCGTCTAACGGAATCTGTCTTTTTCTTATATTCGTTATCTTACAACAAATTTAAATCGTTGTAAAGAGTTTCTGGTCAATTTCTTATATTATATATTTTATGTCAATTTTTAATGAGAACTACTCCGATGAAAGAGTAGTTCCCTAAAATTAAACTCTATACTTATATTTGGCTAATGAACTTCCACCTCTGATTCGATCAATCGTCATTGCTTTAATAGCTTTCTCAATGTCCTTGTTTGTTGTGAGTTCATGTAATAAATCATTTGCATTTTGTACGTTAGGCATATTACACTGAATTGTAACACCACCAACATCAACACTACTAGAATTATCAATATTCTTCACACCAAACTTCTCACCATCACTATAATCACTCAAGAATGAACCAGGATTACCCATGAAGTCCCATAAGTTCTTAGTCATATCTGCATTTAGTACAGACACATCTCTACTTAATGGAGTTAGAATACTACCATCATTTCTGACAATAGCTTCTTCACCTTGTTCCTGTGTCCAAGCTAACTGGTCATTCGGAACTCTCATGATGCCAGAAGCATAGCCTTTCAACTGATTAAGTTTTACCCAACCAAGTTCAGTACCATCCGTAGCATCAATAGCATATGGATATTTAGAACCTTTATTGATTCGTGTAATCTTAACTTTCTTGCCAAGATACATATTACCAGACGCACCAGAACCATCAGATGCTTCATAATATCTACCAGAAGAGAAAGTAACTTTATCGCCTACTTCGGCTTTACCGTTACCCATCTTCTTATTGTCATTCTTATTTGGCTTTTTCTTTGGTTCATCAGGATCAACCAGCACAGCGTCCTTAATAGAATCCTTATCACTAACTTTTGGTGGATCTGGTGTTGGATTCCCTTCTGCAACGTTATCTTTATCTGGTTTTTGCTCTACTTCTTCAAGAACTCCTTCTGTTTTAGTAGGTTGTTGTAGCATCTGGTCTGCTTTAGCAATCCATTTTTCAGCCATAGCATTAATAGCATCAATCATGTCTTTCTGTCGATCATAGACATTTCCAATAGCAGTTGTAATACCTGTAAATCTGGTTTCAAACTTACCATCATATAGAGAAAGAGCCTGACTCTGACTTGTCCAGATGGTCTGCATCTCACCAGATAATGTATATCCAACATTCTTAGATTCTGTCTGTAATGTCTGAGAAATATTAGATGAATTACTATTGATACTTGCGATAGCATCAGAAATCAGTACGTCAACATTATCCATTCTGTCATCAAGAGCTTTCTTGTAGTCCTGCTTGAGTTCATCAAGAAGTTTCTTCTGGTCAGAAATATATTTGTCATACTGAGTTTCTTCCATATCATCCTGTGCAGATTTCAAATCCTCTTTGAGTTTCTGTAACTTCGCTTTATTTTCTTCGGAATTATCACCTTGCAGAGAAGATAACTGTTTCTGTAGAGAAGCAATCTTTTCTGACTGTTCACCAATTTTCTTTCTGTACTCGTATAAAGATTTTTCACTTTCAAGGCAATCAAGATACTTGTCAATCAAATCATCCAGAGCATCCAACTGTTTATCAATACCGTCCTGAATCAAATCCTTGATAGAATCCTTTTCATTTTCAGCAGATAAAATAGCTTGTTGCTGTGCGTCAATCAGTTCATTCTTACGATCAATGAGTTTCTGATTGTTAGGATCATTCGCAAGTTCCTCACTGATTTTCAACATTTCTTCCTTATATTTATCTGCTTGCGCCATATAAGTATTATAGTTGACACCATGCAATCCCATAGTAGCAAGACCTTGTTCTGTCATCTTGCCATCTTTGTCATACATATCCTTATGGCTCATAAGGTCAATAAGAAAATCTGACTCACTGGTAATACGACCGATGGCTTCCTGCAACTGGTCAAACTGTTCCCATTTAAGGTCACGGATTGACGCTTGGAACTCAACCACTTTGTTTTGTGCTTCTTTCAAACTAATCGCAACTTGGTCAATCTCATTCTGCATCTCATAGTATTCTTCCGTACCTTCTACAATCGTACCATCCTGTACTGCCTGTGCAAAATTACGTTTCATTGCGATATACTTTTGAGACAGATTGTCAACAATTTTCTGTTGCTGTCCAATCTCTGCTTCGTAGAATTTCGTACTCAGATTGTAACCCTGTGTCTGCATCCTATCCATGTATGCTTCATACATAGAGTTCCTGTTTTCCCATTGAGAAGTAAAGGAATCATAATAGTTTGCAATATTCTCAAGTTTCTTTTTTGCATTCTCTACGATAGACTGTGCGTATTCTGCCTGAGATTGTGCTGCTTCGCTTGTTGCTTTATCCAAAGCTTCCTGTTCAATCCGAAGTTTCTTGCTTAAATCAGCAGATTTCTTGACTTTTTCATTATAGTCTTGAATCCATTTCAGTACTTTTGGATCAGTGATACCTTTTGTACTTACTGTTTTACCTGCCTTTAATGCCTTTTGTTGAGTTTTATTCAACTTAGACATAGCAGATTTATTGTTCAGAATTTTATTCTGAGATTTCGTTTTATCAGCATCAGCAGTATCATACTTGCTTTTTGCTTTCATGTAGCTATCACGAGTCTCTTTTAAAGCTTTCTGACGATGTTTGTTCTGTTCCTTGAGATTCTTAGTTTCCTGTGTAAGAAGCATATTCTGGTATACATATGATTTCTTACCTTTTGTTGTCGCAAGAATCTGTTGTTCCTTAGTAGAACCTGAATATAACTTATCTTTATTTTTCTGAGCCTTTGTCAGATCATTCAAGGCTTTTTCGTCTGCTTTCTTAGCGTTGTCATATACTTTCTGTGCAGAAGCTTTCTCTTTTGCATCAGTGTTATATGCCTGTGCCGTAGACTTCAATATATTTGACATTCCAGAAGTCTTAACAGTTTTACCTGCCTTAACCTTGGAAGCAATAGTATTACCTTGTTTTAAAGAACTGTTATATGATTTCGCATATTTCAGTGCAGAACCTTTCAGTCCCTTTGTATTAACTGCTTTACCTTCACGAACTGCCTGTGCAATTGCATTATAAGTAGCCTTATTTGCACTAGACTTTGCGGCATTTTTCAGTTTCTTGCCTATGGATTTTGTCTGTTTCTCACTTGTCTTGATAAGTGTATTTCCTGTAGACTCTGCATCAACCGTAGCAGATTTTAAAGTCTTACTTGCTTTAGCACGAGTTTTCTTAGTTGCATTTCTAGCAGTTTCAGCCTTATCAAGCTTCTTCTGTGCATTACCAAGACCAGGAATGTCAACCTTAATCTGATTCTGCATTGCTTTGATTGCAGATCCACCCAGAGAAACAGTATCAGAAACAGCATTGAGAGATTCAAGTTTAGTCTTCAATCTATCAATCTTTTTCTCTGCCTTTTCCGTAGGCATATTTACGATTGTTTCATATAATTCCAGAAGTTTGTTGTTTAACTCCTGAACTGTATCTTTACAATCTTGCGCAGAGTTATAATAAGTTTGAAAACTTTTAATATCTTTTGCTAACTGTTTACCAGAGTCAGAAGATGTGTCAATTTCCTCAATTGAGAATGTACCATTGATTACCTTATTCTTATAGTCGTCACTAATGTCAATAGAATTAGCTTTGTTCATATAAGCAGTATATCCCTGTTCATTCGCCTTGAGTTGCTTTTCAACTGCTTTAACCTGTCTCTTGAGAAGTACAGTTTTGAAAGCAGAAGATATATAGTCCGTAATCTGATTAGAAATATGTTCTACTGCTTCGGAGAATTTCTTAAGTTTTGTCTCTACCCAGTTAAAAGTTTCTGTGGAATCAGACTTTGCTTTTGTATTTTTCTCTGTCTCATCTGTATTTCTGGCAACTGCACCAGAATTGGCGTTATAAGATTGTTGAGATGATGAACCACCACTGGATGAAACCGATGTTTTATTGGCTAATCCACCACCAAATCCACCCCATCCAGAGCCACCACCAAAAGCATGAGTGAGAGAAATATCACTAAGACTACCTTGTGCATATGCTCTGGCGTGACCAGGTGTTGCACCACTCTTGAGTAAATCTTTTGTCTGTTGTGCTGAAAATATGATGTCACCCTTTTTCAAGTTCTCCATATGTGCGCCACCAGGAATAAGTGACCACACACCATCACGCACTCTCGATTCCATTCCAAGTTCATTTACAAGTGCTGTTTCATCCTGTTCTAATGATACATTTCCATTTGCATGAGCAGGAGTAGGAGAAAAGAATAAATCACTAAGACTACCTTGTGCATATGCTCTGGATTGACCAAATGTACCAGCGGCTTTGCCTGGTTTAGCAACGCTTCCTAATGTATAGTTAATTACACCAGTAGCAACCATACCAGTAGGAGTAGCAACATTACCTAAATTATAGTTAATGATACCTGTTGAGACAGTTCCATCTGCCTTTTCAACATCACCTTTTTTATAATTAATAATACCTTGGGAAGTAGTACCATCAGCTTTCTCAACACTACCTTTTTTGTAGTTAATAGTTCCTTGAGAAGTTGCATTTGGCTTATTCGTTACCTTTGCACTTACACTAACTTCTTTCTGTGATGGTTGTACGTCAACTTTTACAGGTTTAGCAGTAACTTCAACTTCCTTTGGATCAGGTGTAACCTTTACAGTAGTATCTTTCGCTTTAACTTCTACTTCGCTATCACCATCTGGTTTAATATGAGCATTAAGTGTAATATCCTTGCCACCTGCATTAAGGCTATCAACTTTACTTTGAATATTATCTAAGTCTTGTTGATTATTAACCGTAACATCAACAGTAGTAGGAGTATTATCTGGGATTTGCTCAAGACCACTTTCGAGAGATTCTACTTCACTTTCCCCACTGACCGTAGCAGTAATAGTAGTAGTCATACCTTGCTGAATAGAAGAACATTGGTCAACAAAAGACGCAACACTATCTTCACCAGAAACATCTGCATTAATAGAAACTGTACTGTCACCTAAATTATCATAGGTTTGTTTTGTTTCTTCTGCATCTGTCTTAGCTTGTTTAACCTCAGAATCATCCACTTCTGGTTTGATAATTCCCATAGACTCAAGAACTTGTCCAAGCAATCCTGCTTCTTCACTCGTAAGACCAAGAGATTGACAGATGTTATCTAACGCTTGTTCCGCAGGTTTTAATTCATCACTGTCATAAGCACCATCCAATAAGTCGATGCCTTTGATTTGTTCTGAATTATATTGTTGTAATGTTTTGATAGAATCTGATAATGTCTGGTTATTATCTTTATTTGCCTGTTGTACTTTATCGACTGCACTAGCATAAGCATCAGCAGAAGCAGTATCTTCACCAAAATCAGGTGTAACAGGATTTTCAATAGTTGCATTTTGTAATGCGTCAGAATATGCTTTTGCAGCTTGATCTGCTTGTTGTTGAAGGGCAGAAGAATCAAGACCATAATTCTGACCTAGTTGGTCAATCTGTGACTGCATATAATCAGCAACCGCTTGAGTATTATCGCCGTATTCATTACTTTTTAAAATACGTTCACGTTCATCCGCAAGGGTTTTCATCTGATTCTTAGCAGTTTCAAGTTCACGATTATAATTCTCTGCTGTATGTGAAGCGACTTCTTTCAGATTCGTTCCAAGTTCATCAATATCTTGCTTATATCCAGAAACTTCCTTCTCTGCTTGCTCAATAGCAGTAGTATTAGTAGGATCATTTTTCTTTAAATCTTCAAGTCTAGCTTCTGACTCTGCAAGATTAGAATAAGCATCTGATAATTTTAAAACACCATCTTCTGCATCAGAAATAACATTATTATGGAATCCATAATCTTCAAGCCTACCAAACATATTGGACATGAAGTCTTTACCCATACCCATTTGTTTAGCGGCTTCTGCCATATCTTTTACGTTATATGACCATTGCTGAGATTCTTCATTGAAATCCGCAAGACCTTTAGAAGATAAGTCATTTAAGAATGCCTTTACGCCAGATTCATCTTCTGTAAGATAACGGGCTGCTTTTGCATAGTTTTCGGCAAAGTTTACATCATCTGTTGCACCAGATGGAGAGATAAGTTTTGCAAATGATTTAAAATCATCTGTTCCAATAAGTCCTTTGTCCCACGCTTCTTTAGCCGTTTTAAGGCCAGAAACCATATTGTTGTACTTATCACCCGCATTAGCGGTAGATTGTGCTTGTTGCCACTGACCATAATCAGAGAAGAGTTCTTGTTGTTGTTTATAAAGAGCGTGATACTGTGACTGTGCTTGTTGTAATGCAGACAAATCCGCAAACATAGATTTTAATTTATCTTGTTCTGTCTTATATGCATCTGTGCCTTTAGTTTGAGCTTGCACAACATCGTTTTGCTCTGCAATAGCTTTAGTCTGTTCTTCTATAGAACGTGTAAAGTCATTTGCTTTAATATCATGCTGAACTGCTAAAAGACTTGATAATGCTTTAGTATTTAATTTCACTCCACTTGCAGTGTTTTTAAATAATGCAGCACTATCAAAATTATCAATGTCAGAGAACATACCGCCCATAGAGGTAATTGTATCAGCAGTTAATCCCGTAGCAGATGAAGCTTCACTTGTTGCAGATTGTAATGTAGATAAATTTGCTGTAGTATCAGCAACTACTTGTTTCATTGCATCAAGGGAAAGGTCTTTTTCTGAAAGAGTTTGCTTTGTCTCTGCAATACGTTTCTGTAATTCATCAAATGTATTAAATGCTTCGCCATCATCTATTACAAGATTATATGCAATATCCCTATCGCCATTTGTTAATGTTCCGAGATCAAGCTTTGTAATTTTTGACTTTGCATCTTTGAATTTATTTGATAATGTTTCTATTTGATTATTATTGTCATCAATAATATCTTGAAGTCCAAAATTCTTTTTCCATTGGTCTTGAAGTTTTTTGTCATTGGGAAAAATCTTCTCAAATGCACTATTGACTTGATTTGCATATTTACTTGCCGTAGATTTTGCTTCGTCAATATTTAATACATCAGATATTGCTTGCTGTTGATCTTTTGACAAGTTAGATAGTGGCATAATAAATTTATCATACATAAACTGTAAGGCATCACCATCATATTCTTTTGATAAAGATTCAATATCAAGATTTTTAAGATTTTTTAGTAAATTAGTTTTCAAATTAGAATCAAGTTTATCAAAAGAATCCGTTGTCTGTAAATATTGACCAAGAGAATCTGTCATCCCTTTCCATTGATCTTGAATTAATGCAGTCGTAGATGCAGATTTTGATTCCATTTCTGATGCTTTGGCAGAAAATTTATTTGAAAGATCATCAGAAAAAGATGCGATTTCTTTTCCAACTTGTTGAAGTTGTTCTTTTGTGACATCTGGATCTGATATATATAAATCTGATGTGCTATATGGATTTCCATTCTTATCTGTTAAGCTTGGATCGCTACTAATTATATCATAAGAGATTTTGTTTTTATCAAAGATATCAGAAATACGATCCATATAATCGCCATATTTATCTCCAAGTTCTCTTGAATCAAGATGTATAGATTGATTTTCAATAAAATCATTTAATTTTGAATCAGTTAAGACAAAATCATAAGCACTTGATGATTTTTTTCTGTATTCTTTAGCCTTTTCATCATATTCATCGACTTGTTTCTGATATTTATCAACCTGTGTCGAAACGCCTTTAAATGCTTGTTGTAATTCATCTCCAATTTTAACATTAGCAGACAACATAGAAGATGAGTATAGATCTTGGATACTTTTTGCTGCATTTTTAGCATTAGTCCCAAGATTAAGCATAGCATTTCCTTGAGCGTCTGTTCCAGATTGAAGCTGTGGATATAGCGTTGCTAATTGACTTGATATGTCAAGATATGTTTGATAATCTTCATCTGATAGTTCAATATTAGCGTTTGTCTTTTTATCAACACCCTTTGACAACTCTGTATATTTAGTTGCAACAGATTGAATAGCATCACCTGTACTTGTAATTTGCTGATTGGTCGAAGCAAATGATTGACCTAATGTATTGAGGGTTGTTTTGCCTTTGGAAAATTCATTAAATGTGTCTGAAATTGTTTGTTGTGATTTCTTTCCATTATCAATGGCAATTTGGTCACGATTAACCCAGTCACTAATTCCACCTATAACCCATTCTAATCCTTTTGAAACAACAAAATTTAAAGCCATGTTTCCAGCCATACTTAAAGCAGTACTACCAACAGACTTTAATCCACCAATAAGTTTTTGAGTAAGAGTTGTGTCTTGTACAGCGGCTTCACCGTTTTGAATTATTATTCGGTTCAAATCTTCTAAACTTGCTTTTGCATCACCACCTGCATCCGCAACACCATTCATATGTTTTGTAAGTTTCTTTAAGTTTGATCCGTATGCAGCTCTTACGCTATCTGGCATCTGAACATTATCCCAAAAACCTTCTTGTATTTTTCCACCACTAGCATAAATCTGATTCATGGAAGATAATACGCCTTTTAATGCATTTACATTACTTTTTTGAGTTCTATAACCTTTTATTCCGTTTATTATCTACGATGTAATACATATTTTGTTATTGGGAATTTTTAACAAAATACTGTGGAAATTATTACTCAAATATGATAAAATATTACATTAAAGGAGATATTACATATATGAAAAGAAAGTTTACAATAGGAATTTTAATTGGCACAGTGATATTATCAGGATGCGGATCGTCAAATGATCAAATAAATATAGCAGAATGGATGTTTTCAGATAATCTTAATCCATATGAATGTGAAAATACTTTAGGTAAGGCAGAAAAAGAAGATGGTAATGATTATACACGATTTTTCTGGAATAACTATAATATTTGTGATAAATACGATGGAACATTATCATTACTTTATTTTGACAAACAAGACGAATGGTCTTTAAATCCAGATAGGAACGCCTATTATTTTCAATGGAATACACAATGTGGTAATGATGAATATGAACACATTATAAATGATTTGAAAAATTATAAATATGTACAAAAATATACATCACTTCCTCCAAATGGGACGGATGAATCAAAGGAACAATATAAAAAGGAAAACGGAGAATGCTTTAATTTTACTACTGATTTTAATGATAAAAGCTATGATTCTTCTGATTCTGACAATAATAAAAAAGCATATTTTATCATTTCATCAAATTATAAAGATGGTATTTTAAAATTACAATGGGGCGTCAATCGTTCTTTTTCATTTTCTTAAATTCCAATAAAAGAGTAGGAGTTTATCATAATGGTTCAAGTTATAGTCTGTTTACTCATATTCGCATTTTTAGCTTTCTCTGCATATACACGAGGTGAATACGTTGGATGTTTAGCACCATTTTTAACTCTTATTGCTGCGATATTAGCATTTACAACCATAGTAGTAATACATTTTGGAATATTAAAAATATCAGGTGATAGTAAAATCTTAAAATGTATATTGTATATTATTTTTGCGGCAATCTGTGTTTGGCTTCAATTAAAATTCGGTGATAAAAAATGAATGCGGTTACAAATGGTGAAATTAAACATATCTACTATAAGAATCAATAACCTCAAATACTTCAAAAAGATTAAAATAATATTCTCTTAAATCAAACCAAATTACTGGAAGTAACAACATATAAATCACCTGCTTTCTATAAGGTGGATATAAAATAGAAGAGAACCAGGATTAAACTGGTTCTCTAAACTAAAGTCTTAATGCTTTCTCTTGTTCATCGAGTTCTTTTACAAAATCAATATGTTTTATTGATGGAGTTCTAAACGAAAATATAGTTTTCCCATTATTTGTCGTTACAGAAAAATCTCCGAATCTAATAATATCCATTCCAATGAGCAAATCACAGTCATATAAAGCTAATGCTTGCGCCCTTACATCTTTTATAGTCAATTTATTAGGCAACATTATATCAATACAATAAACATTTGTTTCCACTAATTCATTTGCTGTGCGCACATTTGTTTTCCCAATTGGAGTTAAGTGTAAATCATCAACAATCCTATGTGAAATACAAGTGTTTGTTGCTCCTGTGTCCCAAACAGCTTTCCATGTTAATGAGTGTTCTGATTGATCTGTACGAAAATCTGAATGAACTTGTACATCTGTTTGTAATTTAGATAATACTGTTGTACCTGTACAAGTAAATGCCCTTATTGTTCCCAACCTTTATTTATCTCCCTTTGATTACTCCTACCGTTACAATAGATGATGTGTAAGCTGCGGGAGTTCCATCACATTCTTGTATAATAAATGTTCCAATCTCATGCGTTTTTGCAGTAGTATGTATTGCTTCTGCAAATTCATTGTATGCACCAAGAATAGCCTTATCTTTAATCGCTAAGAATTTATGTCCATACCTTTTAAACAGATTGTTATATTCTTTTAGAAACCATTTAAAATCTTCATCACGCATACTGTCACCTCCCAAAGCTTTTCTTTTATTATATTATTATAAGACAAAGTATGATAAAATTCAACATATATAACAAGATATAATATGGGAACAAATCAATGGAAATTAGCCTTTAAAAATCACACCATATATATTGGCATCATCATTATTCATTCAAAAATACACAAAATAGCACACTATGAACTGTCATAATATGACAAAACATAGGTTCTTGATTTACAAATTGTAGAATAATGGTATAATTTACCATGTGGGATGCCACTAGCGTACGAGTGGCTTGTACGTACCCACATAGTAACTTATCAACCCATGCACTCTCATAAGAAAGTCGAGGTGCGCCCTATCAGAAGTTCATATAATTCTGGACGTTCTGTCCAACATTTTTCCACTTCTAACCAGAGTAGTGACTTAATCACTAGGGAGGAGGTGAGAAATGAGCAGAGCGAAAAAACAAAAGCAACACCAACATAAGCTTGCAGGGTCAACGATTAAATCAATTCTTTTATCAGGAGTAGTAGTCGTTGTTATCTGGATGCTTCTTCGGAATCATCCGACTTCCCTCAACGCAACTATTAATCTAAAAGAATTTTCAGCTGAGATTAATTGTGAGTTTGCAAGCGACTCATCAGTGAAGTAGAAATACAGATCTGATAGCATGGGTTTAATACCCCGTGTGAACTTTTATTTTCTATTTAAAAGACACTAAGGCAAACGCGTTGTCAAAGCGTCTTTTCTTTTTATATAATTACAATTCTCCAATGAGATTTATCTTTATATTGATTCTCAATCTCATCTAAAGACATCTTATCAAAATATCCATCATTATGTATCTGTACATACACACCAGAAACATCCAGTATCACCACATGAATTAAACTATCTGTCATTTCCACTATCATATTATGCTACCTCCAAATATCCATATTTACGAAGTAACTTTGTGATATATGAAATTCCATCTGGATAAATTCTTGTCTGTAAATGAGCAGATCCATCAGGAGCAATAGCAGGAATAGCAGTAAACTTACCTTTATGTACAGGTTTCTCATATGGAACATTATCATTGTTTTCATTCTTGAATAAAATTCCAACATTTCTTAAATAGGAGAATAATTTATATTCACCAATACCTATGAAATGTGCAACCTCATTCACGCTGAATGTTCCTTTTGAGTCCATGAGTAATTTCCAATCCTGTTCAGTAACCTCTAAGTCAATAATTCTCTTTTTCTGGTTAGCAATAATTTCATCCTTATGTTTGATTGTTTCATTTGCAATCTGAACAGCTCTGGCTAAAAATAATTCATTCGGCTCATCTTCTTTAATAGGAATGTAACCACCTGTTTTGCGAATCTGAGGAAGAACTTCTTTTGTCACCCATAATCTGAATTGTCTTGCATTCTTTGCTTTGGATTCTAATATTAAATCATAAAGAGCATCTTCTGTAATCCTAACATTATTGAAATCAGTATCTAAAGTAATTGGTGAAAAGTTGTCACCAAGTGACAACCCTTGAATATCAAGACTTTCACAAATATTTACGATTTTATCCTTGCGTAAATATTTCTTTCCTTTTGCTGTCTTAGTATATCCTAAATGCATACATACTTCATTTAAAAAGAATAGTATGGTATTATCAGATCCTACCTCAACTGTTAAGTTACCAAATTCGCTGTTGTTAAAAATTTTTAAATCATTCATAATTTACTTCTCCTATCTTGATTTTTTACAAGACATAGAGTAAAATGAATATGTCCGTTTTCAACGGGTATGTATGAGAATCGCTGTGATCTTGCCGGATGCTGCGGTTCTCATTGTTTATTCTCTTTCTAATATTTTATCTGTTATGAGTTTCAATCCTTCTCTGGTTAATTCAGCTTTAGATTTATTTGTTATCTCACAACATTTTACCAATAAATCATGTTCTTCATCAGTAAGACGAATAAACATTTTATGATTTCTTGGGTTATCAGAAAGAGGTCGTCCCATTTTTGAAGACATATAACACCAACTTTCTGTCTATCAATAAGTTACAAGTACATGATACTTTATGATAGACAAAAAGTCAATAGTAAATTTGAATAATAAAAAAGAAGATTAGTATATAAACTAATCTTCTTGTCATTTCCTTTTCAAATTAGATTTAATTTTCTCTATTGCATCTCGATTAAACAAATAACTACCTTTTGATGTTCCTCTAAAATCACTCTCAGGTAATTGTAACGATTTAGCAAGTCTAACCAAATATGCAGGAGTTATATCTAATTCTTTGGAAACTTCGGCTGTGATAAACACATCTCTTACGTCTGACATCTATATACCTCCTGTTGTTTACAGGTTTAAGTATATTACATCATAGATTGGATGTCAATACTTAAAACAAAACATTAATGTCTGAACTATATATAATTATTCATCATTATGTTGATTAAGTTGATAATAATAAAAATCTTTTGGATAACCTAAATCATCTAACATATCATCAATTATTTTATAAAGTTCTTGTAACTCTGGTGTAGATGCAGGTTCTTTTTTGAAAAGATTTAAAAGTCGCTTTATAGGATTTGAATTTAACATAATATCACCTACTTTCGTACAAGAGTTAGAATATAACAAAAGAAAAGTACAATAATTGTGATATAAGTGGGAACCGTGATTATAAATATTTTATAGAATATTCACCTGTTATTTTATCGTATTCAATATCAAACATAGGATAACCCAAATTTTCTCTTCTGGATTTAACTATTTTTTGAATTTCAAATATTTGAAAATAAACTTTTTTGAGATCATATCTTATAGCTGGCAGATTCATCATATATGACACCACCTTTCTGTGAGGATAAATTTATGAATTAAGCAAAATTTGATTGATCACTATAATCATAATCTTCATACTCACCTGTTTCTGAGTAAAATGTTTTGCCAAGCCAGTAGAGTAGACTTTCGATGATATAACATATGACATAAATAAGAAAATTACAAACATGTCCAACTATTGACCAAAATAATTTGCTTATTTTATTTTGGCTATTCAAGCGTTTATCACACAACCAAAATGCAATATTAGTTGAAATTTCTTCTATAACATTTGGATAAAAAATTGTGGCAATATAATGATACAATTTATAAAACTTTTTAAACATGCAATCACCTCGGAGATAAATTATGACATATAATGTTTAAATTTTTCATCATACTGTTTGTATTCACTAGTTTCAAGATAGAACTTTTTGCCAATCCAATATAATAGTTTTTCGCTACAAAATTGTTCAATATCTGAGAGAATCCAATATGTATGAAAAATAATAAACCAAAATAATTTACACAGTTTATTTTGGCTATCACAATATCTGTCACCAAACCAAAAAGCAATATCACAAACTTTTTGATCTACTACATCAGGATAGAAAGTTTCTGCTACATAATGGTACAATTTATAAAATCTTTTTGACAATATATCACCACCTTGAGGATAAAATAAATGTTTTCCATTCTTCAAAATTATAGAAAACAAAGTAATGATTTTGATACTTTAATAATACAAAAGAGACTACCGTTATGATAGTCTCTTTTGTATTTACCTATTTAAAGGTTCTTATTTTATTTGCTCATTTAAGAGTCCTTTTATATAAAAAAATCATAATTGAGATTATGCCATCTCAGGCTATTGTGATCATAAGTCTTCGAGCATGGAAGGCTATATAAAATGAAAGAGCCTAGCCAAATCTACTAGACTCTTTCGCAATTAAGTTTTGTTGCCAATTATCTTTAAAGATCAATTAAGTCTGTGCAAAATGTAGTAAAGCCCATCTCAATTAAGAGTGGGCTTTTTGCATGTAGTTATATTTAATAGCATTCGCTAAAAATATTAAAAAAGATTTATTGAGGTAAGTGTAAGAATAATTTCTTACAGATTATAAATAAAAGATAGATTTTACACATCGTTAAAAACTAGAAATCTATGAATAATATTTTAACGTCCCCTCAATTGTCAGCAAATACTAATAAGTAAATGCTGACTGGGGTGAATACTTCTATTTACAGTCAACTCTCTCCGAATAAAGAGCAATCGCTTACTTACCCAAAGTTATGTACACATCCCAGCCTGATCTGGCTTAGGGTGTTGTTCTAGGATGCTACGCTTAAAGAAAACAAATATTTTGTCGTTAATATTTCATACGGGGATTATTCGGAACCCAACCCCATTGCTGTTCTTTCTTATAAGTAAAGGTTTCTATTCGACATGTTAAGACTTCTTTACTTCCAATAAATCTTCTAATTCTTTAATTTTTTCTTCTAACATTGTAATTTGTCGTGTTTGATTATTTATTAAAGATTCAAATTCTTTACATCGTGTTAAATACATTCTAAGTTGTAACCATATCCAAGGCATAGATACTCTTAATAGATGTTTTTCAATTAAATGAAATGTATCTATACTAATGCAACCCATATTTTTCTCAATTGCATCAACTGATACAAATTGTGCATCATCAATCATTAATATACAATCTTTAGCAAAACCTTCTTTAGTTAATCCTCTTCGACATCGTTTTTTGCCATTTGGATTCTCTGTTGGATGATATGCTTCCTCGAAATCTTTTTTCATTTTTTTAGTACGATCATCAAAACCAGATCGCATTGGAATAACAAAACATTTCTTACCATAAGGGGTTATACATAAACCTGGATGACGATTAGATATTGTATTTCCATCACCTAATGTATAATTAACCATATATACACATCCACTATTTTGTGCTCCAATCTTATCTTCATCCTGTATTTCTCCATATTGTGAATGTCGCATTAAAAAGGATAATCCATATATAAAATTAGAAACATCATATCTTGAACCTGTTTTAACAAATTCATGAAGATTATCAATTAATTCATTCATTGCTTTTTCAAGATCAGGTTCTTTATTTGCACCATTCCTGTTTTGATGATTTCCATAATTACCTAGAAATGATTCAATGCTATCAATAGTATCCCATTTCATCTTGTTGGTTATTTTCATAAATATTTCCCTCTTTCGTATAATTATTTGGTAAAATTTACCATAACACTATTATACGACAGAGTACGACACTATACAATTCAGAACGTATATTCTAAATCTACGATTATGTCAATAATTTAGCTGATTATGCAATTTAAAAATGTTTTCACCATTCATATGATATAATATTTCCTATAATTAATAGGAGAGTGATATAAGTATGTATGAGAAAATATGCAAAATTTTAATTTATATATGTATGATTATTGCGTTACTTTGTTTAATTGGAATGACGTATCTTACATATAAGTATTGATTTTAATTAAATTGTATCATTAATTCTATATTTGCAATATTTATATATGTCGATACAACCATATATAAATAATTCCCAACTGCTGATGGAAGAGTAGTATATAGAAACTATCCCTGAATTTATCGGGCATCCATCTTCCCTATCGCTAGAGTGCATTTTTATGATTCTATATAGAACCATACTTTCGTTACGCTCGTTGAGGTCGGCATCCATTATAATGAAGCCCTACCTGCGGATTACTTCGTAGTTTGGATTGTTACTATACCGCATCCTTTCGGATTTGCCACTCATACCTATTAAATATAAGTTTAGTACCAAACTCATGTGACATAGCCTTTTGAACTATGAAAGTTTCCCGTTCTGAAATTCAATACAGAAGAGTAGCGCGTTACCGCTCACTCCATTTTAGAAAGTCACCAGAGAGTCCTTGCTTATAAATAAGCTCGTACACATTACTGCTAAACTCTCAAGCGGCATAAGTCATTTTGAAAAATGCATGGGGCGAATCCCATGTACTCTTACCGCTGTTGTTTTTACCTTGGAAAATACCTGCTCCAACTGCTACAGTACCCATGACACCCAAAGAATTAGTTAATTTATCAATTAATCCTAAAACCTCTGTGCCACCACTTACAAAACCTTTTAATGCATCAGAATCTAATACAGTACTAGACAATGATTCAAATGTACTTTTAAGTCCTTCAAGTTTACCTTCAAGAGAATCTGTATAGGCACTGTATTTTTCCATTGATGTACCAGAAGCATCATCCGCAATTTGCATATACTCTTGTGCTTTAGAGTACTGTTGCATTAACACCATAAAATCATTCATATGGTTGGTTCCTGAGAAAGCCTGTGCAACTGCCCTCTGCTGGACTGTGCCAAATTCAGACCATCGACCAGCAGTTTCGTCTAATACATCACCAAAATTTCTAAATTCTCCATCTGTATCTCTAAGTGAAATTCCAACACCTCTCAATACAGTTTCTACATTAGATAAATCTTCTCCACCATTTTGATAATCTTTTAAACGTGAAAGTTTAATATTACCCATACGAGAAAAGATAGCATTAAGAGATGTACCAACAGAAGACATACCCTCCTGAGTTGTTTCACCAATTACAGCAGCATAGGAGAGAAGTTGTTTTGTACTAATTCCTGCTTGATTGGCATTGGCTGCAACTTCATTAAAAGCATCTGCAAGACCGCCAACATCAGTAGCAGAAGCCATATCAATTGCAGAAATCTGATCAACAAAATCCATAACTTGAGACTCATTCAAATCATATGATTTCATAGCAGCGGTAATGGTTCTTGTAGCATCATCGGAAGACAAATTACCAATCTTGGATAAAACAATAGAATCTTGTGCAAGTTTGTTTGATTCTTCAATTGTTTTACCTTGTTTCATCCATTCTGTAGCAGAAGTAGCAACATCGACACCAGTAACTTTTAATTGCTTACCCATGTCTGAATAAGTATTCATCAGTTCTTGCGCTTGGGTATTTGAAATACCTGTTGCCATCTGCATATTAGTCATAGCAGCATCATAATCTTTTACTGCCGTAATTGCTTTGTATGGTATTTGCATTACAGTATTTTGCAACATACCATATACACCAGCAAATTGCGCAATCTGTCCTGTGGCACGTTTTAATTCGCCAAACCATGAATTTCCTGATAGTCCTTCTGCACTAATTCTTGATTTTAAATTTGCAAAAACCTTGTCATAGTTTGCCTTTTCTTCAATAGTTGTCATTGAGCGGTATTGTTGTTCAAGTGTTTTTAGACTTGCGCCATATTTCTTAACCGCCCTTGAGTTAGCGTTCATATACTCAACAACTTTATTTCCAGATGCACTAGCAACTGTCGGAGATAATGCTTTTGACGATTCGTCTCTAATTTGAGACAAAGTATTCTTAAAAGTATCTCCTGCTTTAGTTATATCTTGAAAAGTTTGTTGTAACTGTTTTTTACCTAAAACATTAGATCCATTGTAATGATTTTGAAGTTTATCTAAAGCCTGATTATATGAAGCTAGAGCCGCTGTAGCCTTTTGAATATTTGCAGTATCTTGAGTTCCATATGCCCCTAATTGTTTGCTCATTCTGGATGATGCGGCTGCATATTTTCCTGTGTCAATATTATATTTTAATTTTGAAGAATTTATCTGGCGTTGAAAATTTTGCGCATACTGTCGTGCTGCATTCTGTGCAGAACGTGCCATATTGTTATTATTGAGATTAAGGTTTATTCCTTGTCTCTGAACATTTTGGAGTTGTTGTATAATATTGTTAATTTGATTTTGACCTTGAACATTGAATTTAATATCAACAGATTTATTTTGCATTTTGCTTAACTTTTGTTCAAGCTCATTAACTTTTTCTGCACCATGAGTAACAACATTTACGTCAACTTGAAATTGCGCTCCCATAGTAATTTATTCTCCTTTCTTACAAAAAAATAAAACTCTCCGAAAGAAAGGAGAGTGAACTACGATATTATTTATTGAATTGTCTAAATTTCTGCGATATAATTAAAAAGAATCGAAGCTACGTGCTGAGAAGTGTAACTTGTAAACACCTTTGCTTATTAAGAAAGGTATAACATCTCATGAAAATCTTTATAAGTTCTGTGAGTTCTTCACAATTTATTTTCCTGAATGTTGTAGTCTAACAGAAAGGAGGTAAATCGTGATTGATCTTATACTTGATTATGCACTGAAATTTGCAGGTCTTTGTGTTGTATGTTTTAGTATCAACCATATTTTCGCAAAGAGAGTAAAAAATTTTCATTTTCATATCGGACTTGTGGATATAGATATTAATTGCTCGTTCTACAAAGATTAAGTGCTGAAAAATAGGAGAAGAGAGATCATATGAAATTTTCATGACGTAGAAAGAGAAGTTACCATATCGCATAGTAGCTTCTTTTCTTTTATATATCTATCAGTAGCGATTTTATTGTTGTGTTGATTGTTCATTTGCGATATAATCATAAAGAATCAAAGTCATCTTTGAAGTGTAACTTATTAACCAAGCTTTCTGCTAAGACAGAGAAAGTGAGTACCTCTTTATGGAAATATCCAATCTACGTGGGTTCTCCACGAATCATTTCCCCGAAGTTGATAATAACAGAAGGGAGGTGAAACATGGTTGACCTAATACTGTCACATGGTTTTGACTTTGGGTTACTTGGGTTAGGATACTTTGCCATCCATCGTATTCTTTCCAAGAAAGCAAGAGAATTGCAATTCAGTTTTAGTTTACAAAACGGAATAAAATTTTCTTGCAAATTCTACAAAGAATAATCCAAAGTCTATCAGGAGATGAGAAGAGGAAACAAGTGTATATAGGTCGTAAAGAGAGGGAGAGGGAAGTTACTATGTTTTTCATAGTGACTTCTTTTCTTTTTGCATTATATCGCACGATGAAATTTAGGATTCATGTTGTTTAATTGTTACATTATTTTATTTCTTTCTTATAAATTTTTGATAGCTATACCTCTTAGCTAAAATTAGCTTTTACGGCTTCTATAATATCCTGTACAGCATCATCCCATGTACCAGAAGTACCCAAAACCCCACTACCGTTATTTTGTATATCACTCATGATCTGCAAACCACTATGTTTGCCGTAAGGATATTCTGCTACATTCAAATGAATATCATAATGATAATTTCCATTACCACCAGATACACCAGATGAACGGGGTGAACTTTCATATGTCCCAGTTCTGATATATTTTACAGGCGATCCACTTGAATAAAAATTCTGAATATCTGTCTGAGTCATTTGAAAACCTTCTTGTTCAGCAGCTTCAACTCTTGGTCTAATAATTTGTGCATCAATTGCATCCATAATTATTCCCATAATAATTTCCTCCGTATAAAATAGGAGAGTAGTACTCTCTGTTAAACAAATGTTCTGATTGAACTACACGATATAATCTGGTAAAATATGACATGAGCCAACATCCTTATATGCCACAGGGAATGCTATCAGGTTTACGATGTAAACTATTAAGCTCATATAATCGAGAGATAATAACTATATGATTATGCCTACATTTCACAACTCAGGCATTAGCCTTTCACATAGATATAAAATACAAGGAGGTACATATATGTATATCCCACTCGACTGTGGTAGCGTGTGCATGTTAGTGACTGCCATTTGTGACATCATTGGCATTGCATTTACAATATACGATCACGTTGTACGCAAATAACATTTGTTATTTTATAAGGGTGTTGGTTCTTGTATAAGTTTATTTCTTTTTTCTGTTATTTGTCTTTTCACCAGAAACATTATCTTCGTTTACTACATTGAATTTCTCTTTCTTTAGTTCCTTATTTTCTTCCTGTAATTTTTTAATCTGATCATTTTTAGCATCAATAATATCCTGGCTAGCTTTGTCAATATTAAATGCCGCAGCATCTTTTACAATTTTAGTAAGATTCTCAGGCGAAACATCAAAACCAGATTCTTTCAGTTTTTCCATAAAAGATACTCCGTCCTTAATCATTTCTGGTGTAAGAGCAGTAAGGTCAAGATTAGCAAAATTCTTAAATGCGTCAATAAATACATTAACACCTTCTACAATTCTATCCATATCTGGATTTGCATGAATGATATTCTGCTTAGTCCATTCAAGTTTGTCATGAACCATCTTGTCCACAAAATCCATGACCTTAATGTATTCTTTTACAGATTCACATCTTGACTCATAGTCTGGATTGATAAATGTATCAATAAGACTCTTTAAATCATCATCTGAAAGATATAATTTAAAAATATTTTCACCATCTTCAAGTGTATATCCCTCAATGAAATATTTTCCAACTGCAATAATTCGTGCAGGTTCTTCCATCCAAGGTGTATATTCACCTGTTTCATCATCCCAAAAAGCATTCAGAATAAGATCAATTGCATTGAGTTTATCTTCAAATGTGATTGTATTTTTTACTTTGAGTAAGCTTTTCTTCATATTTTCTTCTCCTAACTACGATTTTAATAATTTACATCATTTAAAAATGATTCTAAATCATATCTATAATTTACTTTTAATTTCTCTTTGTGAATTAAAATAGGACTTGCATATTCAAGCAAATCCTTTTCATTGAAACTTTTCTTTTCTATATGTGAGATAAAGTCATCCCATTGATTAATATTTAAAAAATATGTATTATCACTTGAACGAAAATCCAATACTAATCCGCTTATAACACGATTATATTGTGCAAAATCTTTTAAATTCTTAATCTGATAATAATGTACAATTCCTTTTTCATTTTTATCACGTTCAAAACTACATGAACCTTGAAATGTTTTTAATTCAAGTGTAAGAAAAAGATTTCGTGTTCCATCGAATACCATCAAATCACATGGGCTGTGACGACTGAATCTTAACTTATTTGTTGATCCCACATCAAAAGCTTGTGCTGAATCAGGTGGACGGTGGGAGAGTACATAGTCTGGTACGCTTTTCTTAAAATTATCTTCAAATTGTTTACCTACACTTCTTGCCATTAATCATATCCCTTTAAGATTGTGATTTATTATGTTCTTTCTCCAATCTACGTTTTTGCCATGCTTCATATGGCTTTTTAGTTTCTGCTTTAATAAAATAAAAAGCTAATTTCCCCTCATTTGTTTCTGATGGAATAGTCCATACGGGTTGAATTTTATAATTACTTAAATAAAAAATAATCTGTGGCATATAAGTGATAGGAATAACTCCATCTTCTCCAAACGCTTCAAACACTTCTTCTAAACTATCAAATACTTGTTTTTTCATATCATATATTCTCCTGAAAATCGTAAAAAATAGGGATACAAGCCATTAATTCATAGCTAGTATCCCTACTAATTACTTATACTAACTACGATTAATTTATTCAGATTTATCCTTTTGTTCATCTGTTGCAACATCATCAGCTAACTCAACCTCCGTTACTTTCTTTTGCTTCTTTGCTCTTGAAACAGGTTTAACCTTTGCAGGTTTCTTTTCTTCTTCTAAATTACAAGTGATAGAATATCTATCATTTTCATACTTTACGAATACAGTATCTTTATCTGTATGATCAGATGGCATTTGAATTTCTTTTCCATCAAAATCAACAACCATAACATACTGATTGCGTAGTAATACTTTACATTCTTTTGTCATTGTGGTTATATTCTCCTTATAGAAATAGTAGGATGATACAATATCATCCTACTATAAAAATAAAATTATTCCTCAGATGTAATCTCAATCATATCAAGAACATTTCCGTCATGGTCGAGAAGCAGATCGCAAGTAATCGTAATTGTTGAGGGATCACCATCAGAAGCAAAAGAAATTTCAAAATTTCTTTGAGGACAAGCCTTGTATGCTGTCAATCTCATTGGAATTTGATCTCCATTTTCATCTCTATTAAGAGTAGACATCTGGATGAAGAAATCTTTTGGAACTTTTTTATTATTGAAAGATACTTTCTTAACACCAGAAGTTTTTTCCTCAAGATAAGAAACTTCATATGTAGTACCTGCCTCGATATCAGATGTCTGAGTTGCAGTAAATTTCTTTTCAGAGAAAGTACCGGCGATTGATTTTCCAGTTGTAAGATCAGTTACAAACACGCTTCCAGCAACAGGTGTTTTTGTAATTGTAACACTGCCTGCTTCGCCAACAATTTCTTCTCTGCGAGCGATTACAGCAGATGTTTCAATTTCACCATCAGAAAGCATTGCATAAATTCTGAATGGAGATACCTGAAATTCCATAGTAATAGTACCTTCTAATGGATTATCGAATTTAATGCATTTAGCACCTTTCTTATTTGCATATACAGCATCCGCAGAAATGTTAGCAGTAGTAGTATTACAGAAATCTGCAAACATCCAAGGTGCTTTAGTTTTATAATCTCTAATATCAAGATCACAGCACTGACGATTCGCCATATTAAGATCTGTTGCAATATTTGCCATAATTTAATTCCTCCATTTTCTTAAAAATAAAATAAGCCACTGAAATCTCAGCGACTTTGTTTGAAAGTTTTCATTATTTAATTTTGTTCATATACTCCATAGGTTTATAATCCTTAGAGTTTTTGAATGAGAATGAATTAGCAGCCATCATATCATTTATATCTGCTTGTCTTCCCATCCTATATTCTAAAAACATCTTCATGAATTGATAATATGTCATATCCCAAACATTCAATATATTGATTCCAACTTTGTTGTGAGTACAATATTTCACAATCATGTTTGGTAATGTATAATCATCATCCGCAGATGTTTGTTTTTCTTTTTGTTCACTCTTATGTTTTGCTAATTTCTCAGCAATACGTTGAGCTAACTTATTTTTATATTTAGGTTTTTCAACTTCTTTCTCAGATTTAATTCCTAATATAACTTGCAGAAACGCACGAAATTCATCAAAATTGCTATTATCAATTTTCCCCGTTTCGTTAAAGATTTCCTTTCCATCATCGTCCTTCTCATAAGTGCCAATGAGAAAAGCATTCTGTTCTGGATTATACTGAAAATCATCCATAACAAAGAAACTAATCATGTAGGCAAGAAAATCTGCACGATTCATTCCGAATGTAAGTAAATTGTAAATAGTATTTTTATTTTTTTCTTCTTCGTCCAGGGAATTGAATTTTTCAGTAAGACCGAATGTTTCAAGAAATTGCTTCTGAGTAATAGAAATATAAGAGAGAAAAATATTGAATTGTCCATAAGTTATATGTCTTATATCCCTAAGAGTAGGGCATTTAACATGACCTATACCTTCATAAAAATAAGGTTCATCACAGAGATAGTCATACTCTGAAAATCCTTTCAAATATCACACCTCCTTGATTTTAAAATCAGGAATGCTATATTTGAGTTGTCGTCCATAATAACTGGACTGTGGAACAGTATAGCCAATGTCATCAAGACTTGGTTTTCCAATTCCTAAATCATCAGAATCACGTAGAAGTCTTTCTATAATATCTGTAAGAACATCTGCACGATTACCCATGTAACTTTTTACATTAGATTCCATTTGCATACAATTACGATGCACGAAAATCCAGATATACAAGTCCATAGATTTTACGGTACGATTTGTACCTCTACAAACTGTTTCTACACAAACAAAAGGCATAACTTCTTCCTGCGTTCCATCAACATAAGGATAATCAAATACTTGTTTATACTCCATGTCGTTTTTCTCATCATCAGTAAAATCTTCCTTACGCAACATTACTTTTGCAAATTCATCAGATTCTAATAGACGAGAAATTACTTTTGATTTGACAAAAGCCAAATCTCTGGCAACTGATTTTGCCATATAATATACCTCCGATTTATCCTACAATAGTAATAGTTGTTTCAGATAAAATGTTACTTTCATTGTCGAGAACTTGTAGCGTAAACATACAGTCGATTGCCTTATCATCTGTACATTTTAACTGTATTTTATTACCTGTGATATTTTGAGTGATTTTGAAGTCTGATTCGACATTCCATGTGAAATTTGGTTGATTTTCAGAATCAGAAAAAGTAACAGTCCATGTTTTTGCTCTGCCGTATCGGAGAGTATCGCCACCTGTGATTGTGACAGATGTAGTTGGATTGTCTGGTTCTGATGGTGGGAGAGTAGGAGTAGTGGGGGATTTGTAGTTGCAGATCCATAAATCTTGTCTATCTGTCACCTTATTAAGTTCATCTTTATCTGCAATGAAACTTAATATTCCACCATGATCTTTTCCGAAAAGATACAATACATCATCACTTCTTGTTATCTCAAATACTTTTGTTGGTAATTGTCCAGTCTTTACTCTGTCAATGAACACTCTACGTCCATCAAGAGTCGTTCCATCATCATCTTCTGGAATCCAAATTGTAAAGTTATTTGATGTAAGGATGATTGTAGACCCTAACGTTCTTCCGTTATCATACTTGCTGGCACTGGTGAAATTAGCCCAACGTCTTATAATCTTTCCGTCATCATCTTGCCATATTAATTCATATTGACATAATATAGCGGTAGCCTTTTCGCATACTCCATTATTACCAGGATAACCACTAATCAACCAATATTGATTCTCAAACTTTATATACATTCCTGCTTTTAATGTACCAATTACAGCAAAAACAGAACGTTCCATAGATTTAAGTTGCGTATTAGCCAAATTATCCATAATAATAACTCTGATTTCTCCAATTTCTGTCATATCAGAATTGCATAAAATAACTGTTTTAGCTATATCTGTAGAAAGAGCTTCCGCAAAAGCATCTTCTTTGTAATCTAAAAAAACATCATTCTCAAAACCACCTGTAATATTAGGTCTTGTTTCAGGTGTCATTAAATACCATTCTTGCATTTAGACACCTCCTAATCATAAGCAGAAGGAGTTTGCTTATATATCATTTCGTCTAATTCTTCTGATACTTTTTCAAGTTCATTCAATGTAGCGGTTTTGCTTCCGTTTGATCCATCAATAGACAGATCTTTAGAAACAATGCTGATACGTTTATTAACTTTTGATAACTCACGTTCTTGATAAAATTTCTTCATCATAAGACCAAGAGTATCTATTGTGTATCTTTTTAATTTAGAATCAAACTCATTTAATTCTTCATCAAAATTGATGGAGTCAATCTCAAAAGAATATTTTCCAACTGCTTTTAAAAACCATACTTTTTCAAGTCCTTCTGGTATTATAACTTTGTCTTGAAATGTACTATGGAAGCTATTTATGACTTCCGTATAAGTTGTGTTTTTCTCCATCAATTCACCATCCTTATACTTGTAATTTTGTATAATCCTCTACTGCACGTACTTTATTATAATCATTGAAGTTTCCTTTTCGGATAAATCCCATAATTGCATATTTTTCTGCTCTTGTAACAACCATAGAATGTAATGTAGATTCAAAATCTTTTATTGATCTGATAGCAAATAAATCATCAATACGTTCTTTATTAATTACATTCTGTTGAGAAGTTTCTGTTTCAAAATCCGCTTCAATTCTCGTAGGTTTATCTTCAATATAAAGAGTTGCATGAGAACCTTGACCGTCTATTCCTGTGAATAAAAGATTTCCATTCTGAACCTGTGAAATAATTTCACCTCTGGATAATCTTACTGTTCCGTTTGGTGGAATAGTAACATCTCCATTTGTTTCAATTCTTTGGAATCCTGTTGTCCATTCTGCAATACTTCTTACAGTAACTTTTTTTTCAAGATTAAAATCCTCTTCAACATCAACTGGGGTTTCTTCTACAACAATTTCTTCTGTTGGATTTACTTCTTCAACTTTTTTTGTAGTGGTAGTAGTTGTTCTTTTTGTTGGCATTTTAAATTCTCCTTATCGACTATATTTCTTTCTTAACGATTAAATTGTGTGAATTACTTTTCTATATAGATCAATTATTTTATCCATTCGTTCTGTTTTCTTAAATGTATAATAAGGCATACCGTTTTTCTGATTTATAAGTTTTTTCTCATAACGAATACCAAATGCCATGATGAAACAAGCAAGCCTTTTAGAATAGCAATGGAAATAATCTCTCATAATGTTGACTCCTTTTGACTAAGTAAAATAGAGCCACAAATAATGTGACTCTATTCACAATAAGACTATATAATATTACCTTTGATTAACAATTAATCTGCTAATGAATCAAGATTTGTATCATGCACCATGCCTACACGATATTCCTGACCAGGAACAACAAGACATCCTACCTCAAGGTCAAATCTTGAAATTAACTGACCAGTTGTAATGTCATTACCAGAGATGGATGTAAGACCACCACGAGTAACTGTATAAATTGGTGATTGTCCACCTGTAGGCATTACAAATCCAAGACCTGCTGGAAGCATTGTTTCAAAATTTGTTCCATCTGCTGTAAGAGTAGTCATATCATAAGCATTTGGGATTTCGCTCAGAGTTGTGCCATTGTATACACCCATCAGACCAGTGTTATGAATCTCGTTCATAACTGCTTCGGAAATTCCATTTACAGTAGGTGTAACACCTTGGTATCCTGCAAATCCATTGAACTGAGAAATAAGTGCATAATCACCAGATACTGTTGGTTTACCAAAACGTCTTACTTTAGAGATAACTCCGTCTACGCCAGTCTTTGTAAGACCACTTCCTTCAAAGAAGTATTTTACGCCTGTTGCGTTTTTGATTGCTTTATATACAGTATCAACAACATATTTTGCTGCTTTATTTCTAATCTGAACACGTACCTGATCCTGTAATTCGTTCTCGTCACTCATATCACCAAGAGCAGCTTTTCTATAATCTACAGCGTAACCGCCAGAAATAGTGGTTGTAGAAATTGGTACACGTTTCTTTCTGACTACAGGGAACTTAACGTCCTGACCAAGAGCTTGCTCATTTGCAGAAAGATTTGCAAACACTGGAATTTCAACTTCGCAAGATTCGTTGTAACCAATTGGTTTGTAATTACCGTAAATACCAAGTAATTTAATTTCTTGCAATAGAACTGGTTGCATAGAGAATCTACGAATCTCATTTAATTCGGAGATGGCAGATAAGTCATTGTTGCTTGCCTTCTCATTTAATTCCTTAATATATTTAGCAGCTACATCTGCTTTCTTGCCATAAGGTGCAAGATCTTTTCCATCTCTCATTGCAGAGAAAATTTCTACAATTGCAGATTTCCCATTAATTTTTCCGCTAACAAAATTAGCATCTTTTCTTTCATTATTTAATTCAAATGTATAAGACATTACTTTATTCCTCCTTTAATTAGGCAGTTACAACCTTGGCTTCAACACCAAGATGGTTTCCTACGATTGCAGTAACTTCTAGGTATGGAGCTGCGGTAGCACCTTTTACGAGTTTTCCAGTTGCATCAGATTCAAGTTTGTCACCTTTAGCAACATCTGCTGGAAGTTCATCACCATAAACTTCTACAATTTTTCCTTCTAATTTTGCAAGATCAAGAACTCTTACATGTTCACCTTTTACGATTTTATATGTAGGCATATATTCATCATCGCCACGTTCAACTTGCATGATAACTTTACCTTTTTTAGCTCCTACAGCAAAAGAACCAGAAGTTACTTCGCCATATGCTCCATTAAATGTGTCTGCGGAAGCAATAGCATCTTCAAATGGATACTCTCCATGCTCAATCTGTCCGATAGTATTAAATTTAATCATTTAATTATCCTCCTTAATTAAAAAATATTGAGGTCTTCTTCATCAGAAGTAGTAACCTCTGTACACATTTCTGAGAAAATATCCTCAGTTTCTACAGTTTCTTTTTTTGAATTTTGTTCTGCGATTTTTGCATCAGCCTCGGCTTTTTTCTGTTTTTCAACAATGCTCATACAGATTTTAGATTTGATAGAATTGATTTCAGAAGTAACGTTATTTAGTTCTTCTTTCTTTTTGCAAGCGTTAATATTTTCTTTTAATTTATCAATATCATCTTTTGCAACTTCTTTTTCTTCTGCGCTAAATTCTCCAAGAGCAGAGTCGACTTCACTAAGTTTTTCGGCTACTTTTGCTTTAGCAATTTCTTCCTCAAGGATTCTCATTTGATCCCAAGAAGATGATTGTTCTGCTCTAATGTCATCAAGAGCTTTCTGCATATCAGCGATTGAAGCATTAAGTTCAGAAATTTTAGAATCCTTTTCTGCTAATTCGGCATCTTTTGCTTCAATCTGAGAATTTAACTCAGAAATCTTTGTTTCATAAGATTCAGATTTCTCATTCATCTCAGAAATAGTAGCTTGGATTGTGCTTTTAATTTCATCCATATTAAATTCCATTTCTTTGTTTTCCTCCTTGTTTTCTTTCTTTTGAGCGACTTCTAATACAATGGCATCATCATCTGCTGGTGAAACACCAAGAATTGCTGAACCAGTAAAACAAAATGTTTTCGGAGTACGAAACTCTTCTTTTGGTTCATCTTCTTCATAAATAATTTGATTTTCGTTTTCTGGTGTTCCCATAATCTCAATAGATGTGTCTACTTTTCCAATTGCATAATTTTTTCTTACCCATTTGACAAATTTTGGATAACGCTGATTATATAAATATCCATCTGTAGCAAGAACTTCTATTTTGTTTCCGTTTTCATCTATAATAGTTTCAATAGAAACTGATTCACACGTTCCAACTACAACTGAGTTTTCAAAAACAGGTTGAGCATTTCCATTGGAGTCATACTCACTTCCTGTCAATCCATGACCAATTGGAACTTCTTTATCATCATCTGCAAATTCAGTGCATAATGGCATACCAATTACACTATCCATTGCATTTTGAACATATTCTTTTTTCCAATGAAGTCCATTTTTATTTGTACTTGTTGAATCATTATGGATTTTTAGAAGAGCAATCTTGATTGGTACACGACCATTTTTAGAAGCACGTTTAGAAATTTCGAGGATATTATTTAACATAATTTAATCCTCCTTGTTAAAAAGTTGTATAATAAAAAGAAACTTGATTATGCAAGTTTCTTAATATTATTAATATTTAATTTGTTACTTAGAATTTCATTTATCTTATCTTTATCCCAATACCAAATTTCCATTAGTTCAATATTATGAGATTTTGCATATTCTCTTTTACGTTTATCATGTTCTTGCTGAATTTTAAACTGTTCTTCTGGCGTAATTTTCTTGCGTTTTACAAAAGGCAGAACAACTGGTTTTTCATGTTGTTGCCCTTGATATTCAATAAGCAAATTATATTTTTCAAGATAAAAATCATAAGATAAAAGTCCATTATTAACGCCAAATAAATCATCAAATACTTTTTGTGGCTCAAACTCTATATTATTATCAGATAAAAAAGTATATATTTTTCTTTCACCTTGAGACATCGAACAAATTGGACATCCTGAACCACCATAGATGACATTATTAGGCGTTGATTTCCAAGTATGTCCACATATTTTACTCTTAAATGTTACTTTTGAATGCATTTTTTCAAACCCGTCTATATAAGCAACGGTTGGATTTTTCTTTTTTAAGTCTAATAAAAAATCATTCAAATTTTTTCGCTTTTTTAATCCCACAAGTTTTCGTGCACATTGTGGACACCCATGATTTTTCAACAAATGCGTAGGAATAGCTTTCCATTCATGTCCACAAATCAAACATTTAACTAAAATCGGCGTTCCGTCTGAACGATATTTTTCTAAAGGTAAAATATTTTTATTTATAGAGCTTAACTCTTCTACAAATTGTTCATTTGTTTTTGTTAAAGAACAATGTTTACACTTACATCCATTAACTAAAACTGATGGAAGAGTGTAATATAATTTTCCACAAAATTTACATCGTACTTGTATTTTATTTTTAGTACCATCATATTTTGATAATAATTCTAATGAATCATCTATATTGTCTTTGTATTTATTAATCCATTCATCATGAGTTAGTTTTCTTGCCATTTTATACCTCCAAATATTTTTACATAATAAAAGTGATCTGCTTATTTTGCAGACCACTCATTTAACAAATTATCAAGTTTTTCATCTTTTACATAAACCCAAAATAATTTCTTACTATTTGGATTTAATGCTGCTAATTTATATTTCACTCCATTGTTCCGTAAGTAATTGCGAAGAGGGAGAGAGTAGCATGTATAAAGTTTTACATCCATATATTTTTACCTCTTTTATTTATTATTAGATGGCTTAGGCATATCATTACTGTTATTCGTTTTTGATCTAATAGTATTTTCATTTGTAGGATTATCTATTTGTGGTCTTCCATTAGAATCTTCTTGATTTTTACTTAAAGTGTAACTTGTTTCATGGGGTTTGTAGCGGTCGTATATACCATCTTCAATTTCTTGGTCAAGAATATTAAAATACACATCAGGATCAATACCTGCGCTTGCTACCAAGAAAGTTAATGAACCGCTTGCTTCCGAATATAGTGTCTTCATTTGATCAAAGAATGTTTTTCTATTTACAAAAGAAGTAGGGAAGTAGTAGATTTCCACTTTATTTTTATCATCTTTAATGATATTTTTATTTATTACATAATTTAATTCTGTTTGCCATTCATAAACCCATGTATATAGTTGCGCAGTTATCATTTCCAAATTTGATTGTCCAGATGCAAAATTACCCGTTGACATTGCACCGATTAATGATGCACAAATACCTAAATCTAAAGATATATTATTATTTAAGTCTGATTCATTTTTAGAATCAAAAATATCTAAATCAATATCAATAGAATCTAATTTTGTACCTGCTGCGACAGAGAAGAAACTTGTTCCACCTTTACTATTTTTAGTCATAATAGCTTGTTTGACAGTGTTATGTTGATCTTCTTGCTGTTTTTTACTTAAAGCACAAGTACCTTTATCTTTACCTTCTGGAAATGTTTCGTAAATTATCTTATTATTGATTTCATCTAACACATTACGCTTAGTGTCAGTATAATAATCTTTATATAAAACATCTTCTAATGCAGCAATAATCAAACTTCGTCCCCAAGGCTCAGAGTCTTTACATTTGATTTTTCTACACATGGTCTTATCACTATCAAGAATTAACCAATCTTTAATTAATCCTTTACGTTTTTTGTTATATCCATCTGATATTTCTTTTGGATATTTCTTTAATTTTCTTTCCTGTGTATCACCAGTGAAATCATCAAAATATCTAAGATTAAAAGCTAGAACATAACGACCATTTTTCTTTCCAACAATTTTTGTATATTGCCAAGGAAGAGTAACAATCCTTGCATTGATTCCAAGTTCATTAATTTCAACGATGTTTTCTACATCATAATCAGACATAGATTGTTGAAAGTCGTTACTTGGTTTTCGTATATCAAAATAATAAAAAGCTATGCCTTCACGCATTTCTGTATGTAGTGCATCACGAATAAACAATTTATCATCAATGGTTTTCAATGTAGCTGACATTTTTTCTTTATTCTCTTTTATCTTTTTTACACTACGTTTACTTTTTATGGTAATCACTCTATCCAGACATGGGAGAGCAGTCATGTAATCTATAGAATTAGATACAATACCATTTTTTGTATATATTAAATCAGATAAACGAATGGCTTCATCATGATAAGTAACGGGATCTCTGATTACACAGTCAATTGTAGACTTTGAAAAATAATTATATAGTCCACATGAAAATAGAAGACTATCTAAATTCAGAGAACTTGTAGTAACACAACTACTAAATTCATAGTTATTATTTTGTACAGTTGAAGATTGCGAATTTGATTCTACAACCTGTTGCTCTATTGGTTTTTGTTTTGGAGGGCGACCCCTCTTGCGTTTTACTTCTTCTGGCATGTGTCGCCTCCTTTCAGTTTATTAAGGTGCAATATTCGTAATCGCTTGAATTTCCCATCATATCAAGCTCTAATTGGTCAAAGAAATATGATCCATATGAACAAGCGGTATATCTATCCTTACGATTTTTACCTTGTTCATAAATTTTAATTATTCCTGTTTGCGGCATTTTTTCATATTGAAGTTCTGCACATTCACTAATCATGGCTTGTGTTTCAAGGAATGGACGTTCATATTCTATCTGTTTATTTGTATCAATTTCATTCTTATAATCATTATTATTTGATAAGATTTCTTCTTTAGCAGTATTGTAATTTACAAGAAAATCTATTTTATTTTCAATAAGATTTTTTCTAAATGCTGTAGCAATATCACTATTTAATGATTGAGTAGCATTAATAGCATATATACAAGCAGGTGCATTTGGATCAGGACACACCTTTGCATAATCATCGACATTCATGCAACGTAATGGTGAATATTCCACGCCTCTTTCTTCATCGAATAATACTTTTTGCAATGAATAAATTATCTGCAATCCCCCATTCCTAGCATCTATGACAATATAATCAGCATCAAAATCTTCATATAATTGTCTGATACGAATTGCTTGCAAAGTAGTATCACCAATCTGATTTGATTCAATATATGGATATTGTCTTCGATAACCTTGTTTAATTTCAATTTCATTATCATTTGAAAGATAAGTAGAAGATTCTGGAATACCTCGTATGCAAGCGTATACAGAATTATCATTCTGCGCACCTGCAACAAATGCAATATCATTTGATATCACTCTTACCTCATTATCAATTTTAGGAATAGCATATTTATTTCTTTTATTTGTTTTAAAGTCGATTGTTTCACGAGGATAGAAGACATGTTTTGAGATTTGCCTATTCATTAACATTGAATAAGTAAAATAAGAAGACATAGAATCTTTTACACGAAGATTTAAAAACTCAATTTTCCATGTAATCGGGTCTTGTTTTTTCTTTTCCTTAATGAGCTGTTTTAATGTTTTTAAATGATGCTTCAATGTAATGCTTTCATCAAATGTCAAAAGCACTGAACCATTATGCTTTTGCATACCAGTATATGCTTGGTCTACAATATCCCAAATCCACGCTCCGTTATCAATCCAACTTGAACTGATATAAACGTCTACGGGATCTTCTTGTAAAACAGGATTTTCACCATAATATGAATTAAGCATATATGGCTGATTTCTAACTGTCTGGAACGGAGAAATAACAGAGTCTTCGATTTTTTTATCAATCTGTCTAAATTCTTCTCGACAAATAGCATTTGATCTTAAACCACGAGCGTTGTCGTTTGCTACAAATACAGTAATTTTTGATCCGTTCTTAAACTTTACAAAAATGTTATTTTCACTTGTACTCCAATCAGCTATTTCAGCTTTTAATGGTTTACTCCATTCGCATAATTCATCAAGTATTTTATCAGACACAATTAATTTAGCCTGTTTTTTCGTGGCTGATCCTATACGGAATTTGGTGCCTGGGTAAAGGATGCACCTACAACAAGCATATAGTGCTATAATAAATGATTTGGCATCATTACGACTAGCAATAATACAAATGAAGTTAGATATACCCATTAAGTATATTGCTAATTCTTGATAAACATATAATGAAAGTTTTAAGTAATCCCTTACGAATCTGTGCATATTTCTACGCCAGAAAGTACACCATGCCAAACTATGTATTACATTTGCAGGATTACTTAAATAGTGAGTAGAAGGGAATTTTTTATAAAGTTCTTTTTGATTATCGTCCGCAGGATATTGACTCAAATTATTCATCTTCATCTTCCTCTGGAACAAAGAATTCTTTATCTCTTACATCACTTCCCGTCATAATGTTTTCCATTGGTCTACATACATGACGTTCAAAATAATCTCCAATTTCATCCCAATCACTATATAAATCTTTGTCTTTATAAAATTCTTCTGGTGTATATTGAGAAATAGTAGCAAGAGTCACACCAAAAACTTCATCATTACTTGAATCTTTTTCTTCAATGGTTCTCAATCCTGCTTGCTTAAATGTTTTGCTATATTGTTCAACAAGACTGCTATATTCTTTCGCATCACCTTTTGTTAAAGCCCTAACCATTAGCATATTGATATTGCATAATGATTTAATAAAAATTTCCTGGTTATTATCAGCATTTGGATTATTCTTTTTCAACATACGATAATGATCATCAAGATTCTTATAATCAGCTTCCGTAAAACCAACACCCCATCTATCAACAGCAGAAGCAGAGATATTAACATCATCCTGTTTTGCTTGTTCTCTTGATAAAATAAGTTGTCCTTGTTTTTCTTCATAATCATTTACCATAGAATCAAAATACGTTTTCATGCTTCCAACATTCAAATTCTTCTTTGCTGCATAATGAGAAATTCTGCTTCTATCAGAAGATATTTCCCTAGCTGCTTTTAAAGGTTCAATATTATATACCCAATCCACTTGCTGACAAAAATGTTTAATTGCATGTTCTTCGTTTCCGCAATAAAAAGCAACTAATGTATTCATATATTTGTCAGTACATTCTTTACACCAAGGTAAATAACCATCATTTGCCTGGAATAATGGACTACCAGATTTTTGAAAATTCTGTTTTAAATTATTAAATCCTTTTCCACAGCATGAGCATTTATATTTATGTTTTTCTGGATCAAATTGCACATTGGCTCTTGGAATACTAAATGTAATTGTTGGATCAAGTTTTATTGGTGAGTTCATTGACTCACGAATTGCTTCTTCTCTTGATTGTCTGGGTTTTCTATTAGCCAAGAACATCACCTCCTTTATTTTTGCATAAAATTAAGCCGATTGCTTTAATGACAATTGACTTGTTAAAATTTCTTCTATATTATCAAAATCATAATACCAAATTTCCATTAATTCTTAATTTCTCGCTTTCCACTCGGTTTCGTAATTACATAAGTAATGTTTAGTGAGTATATTATTCTCACTATTCAGTAGCAAAATCTGCTGTGGAATTTCTCCAATTAAATAGGAGAGTAGTTATAAAACCACTCTCCGTAAATTTCATAATATGAGTTTACAAAATTAAAAAGATAGTATTTCTGTGAACATAGAACTCCTATCATAGTATTTCTGTGAACAAGGTTTTCAAGTGTACCAAGGGATTCTAGCATTTTCTCTTATAATCTAAATTAGTGTTAATTCTATTCATTTTCATTCTTCTTTTTATTTTTTAAGTTAAATAGTTTTGAAATTACATCTAAATCAGAAACAGAATTACCTTTATAAAATACCGCAGGGTTAACAAGAAAGAATCTAGCATCTGCATGGCTAATATATGCAACAGTTGGTTTTCCATTTACGGTTACATTTTCTAACATCTTTTTTAATTTATCTCTATTTGCAACATCATATCCTACAATATTACAAATTTCTGTCAAAGTTAAAGGCTTGATATAATTCTCATCTTTTTCTAATGGATTTTCACATAAGATGTTATAATATTTATTCAGATATGGAAGAAGTGGAACAATAACACCAATACGTTTATGTTCTCTTGGATTAGAATTAAGATATAACTCTCTGATTCCATTGTCAAATACTCTGGACGAATTAAGCATATCCCCTAAATATAATTTACCTCTGCTGTAGTAGTCATTATTTACGACAATTCTACCATCTTCATATTTCTTAATTAGTTTATTATCATATAACTCTTTTTTCAGTTTTGTAACCATCCCTTTTGATAGTTTAAAAACTTCACCAAAATCGTTTTCTTTCATATACAAAGAACTATTAAGACCATATTTTAAATATCCATCATAATTTGCATATGTACAAAGATATAAAAATCTAAACAAAAGGGCAGGATTATTTTTTAATTTAGTTAATAATTTCATATAGTTATTAAAATAAAAAGAGCCAAAATTTGAGCTAATATGAGTTTGAAACTCTGAACGATTATTCATCAAATACGCATAGTTGATTCTTTTTATTTGTGCCTCCTGTTTTCGTTCTAATTCTTCTTTTGACATAAAAATGCCTTCACCTAATATTTCACCAGTTGTTAAATTTACAAACTGATCCATTTTTGTTTCTTGAATTTGATTTTCCATTATAATACATTATCTCTCTTTCTTTACTCTCGCTAACCATATATTTTTTAGAAAGAGGAAGTGGGAGAGTAAGACCACCATTCACACGAGAGCTAATCGTGCTATTCCTCTTTCTGAATTACCATTAATGCTTTGACACAATAATAGTATCTATATCTCCGACACCGCTTTGCATTAGCAAAGTGGAGTCGAAACCGTAGTTTCAGCGAAACTGCGGTTTATATATCTCATTTATTGTCTCGTATAGAGTGACTATTTGGGCTTATGGGTGGAATAATAGTCGTTATGAAACCTTTAAATATAATCGCAGAGTGAAATAATCACTCTATACGAAACAACAAAATTGCATAATAAAAGAGCCACCCACATCATCGTGAATGACTCTTTTACAACATTGAGTAAATCCATGCTTTCTTATTTGACTCAACAACATCACCAATAATTTTTGCGATTAAATAACTATTTGCAACTGAGAATATATCTCCATCAGTCATCAAACTTGCGGTAGGGAAATCTACATATAATATCACATCTTCATCTGTAATAATATTTCCATTTTCATCTAGTTTAATATTTGCCCCATTTCCACCAGAACAGGAGAGAAGCCTACTGGCGATAATATAAGATAATACATCCATTATTCTGTGCCTGTATCTTTCCAACCAAATGAAAACAGCATATAGATTTTCACTGTGCCTGATTCATTTCCTACAATAGCTTGACTTCCCATTGGAGCAGGAGATTCAAGACCAGGAATATTTGCAAAATCACCTGTTGCACCATGTTCCATAGTAGGAAGTTTTGCAATTTCTTCAATAGTATCTACGCAAAATGTTTTGATTGCTGAGTTTGGATCATTACCAACTTTTAATAGATTAGCTGCCATGTAATACCTCCATTTTTTTCGTATACAAAAAGAAGCCACCAATAAGGCGACTTCTCATAAATTTCAATATTAAGTTTCTATTTCCATTATCGTATTTCATTCTACAATATTTAGTGAGTGTAATTACCTCACTATACAGGTATGGAATTACCTGAATATAAATTAAATTTATATTATTTCAGCATAACATCGAATAAATCAATGCTTTCTTATTTGATTCAGCAATATTATATGCTATAATCCTTTGCAAAGATTCTTCCAATAGTTCAATCTTCCTTGAACAGATTGAGCAGAAGATGTACCACTGGTGCAATACTGAACATAGTCCATATTGTCACCATAGCTATTTACAAATGCCTGCACAATATTTACAAATTCATCAAAGTCCTTTTCATTCTTCACACATGTATATGCAGCATATAACATCATTGGAAGAGAAGTAGACTTGAGATTAAGTTTTTCTTCAAATTTTTCATCTAAGAATGCCAGAGCAGATTTCAATAAAATAATATCTTTTTCATCAACATGCTCATTGTACCATTCTACAAATGAATCAATATCTTTTGCTCTAAATGATGTGAAATCATTATCATCTGTAGTGTTAATCAACATAAGTGTCTGACGCACAATATCATTCGCAACATCTTTCTTTAACTGTGTTGGCGATAATACTTTTGCAAAGAATGGATGATTCGCAACATCAAAGATAATTGCACTAACTTCATCACTCTCTAATGATTTTCTCTTCTGAGTGTTTGATAATGGTTTACCACCATTCTGTCTACGGAACATCTCACGAATATCTTCATCTGTACAATCAGAAAAGATATACTGTATCATTTCATAGTCGTTAATTTTATCCTGGACAACTTCATCCAACTGTGAGAATTTCTTTCCTGCAATGTTATATACAGTGCCTTCGATTGCTACTGGTTTCAGCTTTTGACTTAATTTGAAGCCATCAGTTAAAAAATCTCTGATAGTTGTGCTGCGCTGAACACCGTCAAATACATATCTGATTTTATCTTCTTTCTCTTCTGAACGAATCGGATCAACAGGATAGTTGCGAAGCATTGAGTCGATTAATAAGCTCTGCTCATAATTTTTCCATTGTCCTTCTTTTCGCTGTAACTTATGGAACATATTGTATTTTCCATTTTTCATATCTCGTGCAAACGATTTGACAGTTTGTGTCTTTCTGTTAAACTCCATATACAACACCTCCAATTTTTGATATTTTTACATTATCACAATTGGAAAATATTGTAAAGGACAAGTTTACTTTAAGATAGGGCAGTAGTGAACTGCCCTTTCAGGAGAAGAGATCATATGAAAAGTTATGTCTCTGTGAAGAGTAAATATGAAGCAAGAAAAATATATAGAAAGATGGGTATTTGCCCGAAGCGGTTTGACAGTCTGATGTCGTGCGCTTGTTTCCATATAGGTGTGTTTGGTCTACACTACGGGCTTTGATGTGGGGGGTATTTTACATCAATCAGTAAATGCTTCATCAGACTCATCATTTTCATCATTACGAATAATATAATGATCTAAAGTTGTAGTGACTTGATTATGTCCTAGTAATTTCTGAGCTACCTCTGGTGCTTTATGCTGAAACACGACAAGGTTTGTAGCTCTTGATTCTCTGAACAGGTGGGGATGCACCCTACGTCCAACAATTTGTGTAAATAATCCTTGACACCAATTATTAAAAGTGCTTTCACTCACCTGTCTAACTTCTTTTCCATCTTTAGATTTAATTACAAACATATAAGGACAGTCATCTTCACCACGCACTTCAATCCATTTTTTCAACCATTGCATTGCATCATCACCGAATTTAAGTTTACGTGGTTTACCTACAAGAGATGCTCCTTTGCAACGAATAGTGTGAGTCAAATACTGTTTTGAAATAGTTTCATACTCATGTCCATCTTCATCAAGAACTTTGATTTTCTTTTCATTTGCAGAATAATCAATAACTTCCTTGAGTAATTGTCTAGCTTCTGCACGTCTACATCCTGTACTGTAAGAAAATGTAAGATATGCTAACATTTGCCATTCTTCACGTTTTTCAAGTTCTTGACATAAATTAATATACTCATCTGGTGTAAGTGGAACTTTTTCGTGAACATATCCAGTTTGTACTACTTTGAGCCCAATTGTGAAATTACGGAACGTAGGATATTCTTCCTCATACATCATCATTACATAATTACAAAATGTACTTACAGCAGATTTTTTAAATTTAATACCAGAATCAGAAAACCCTCGTTTAGTTAGCCAATTAAGATATTTTTGAAATTCTTTCTTTTTAATATCTGTAAAATTCTTGTCCTTGAGATTATCCCTAACCCAAGTAAAGAAAATCCTTAATCCCGATTTATATGCTGGCAAAGTTTTTACAGAAAGGTCAGCTTGATTATCAAGATAATCCTCAACCATTTCTCTATTAAATTCATTTACTGTTTGCCATTCTTCATCTGTTATTTCAACAGATCTATCTGCGATTTTACCATCCAATAATCTCACTTCCTTTCATAAATTTTTTATAAAAGAGACAGTATTAAAACTGTCTCTCTATGTACTTAATATTTATTTAGCCCAACTATCAAAATTTTCAATAATCCATTTGCGTCCTTTTTCAGTCCATTTCAAACAAGGTGCAGAATTATCGTTTTCATAACTCTGATAATCAGCATAATGTTCCGTTATGAGCCATGCGTAATCTGCACGTGGATTCCATACACCAGATTGCTTCCAGATGATTCCGTTTTTATTCATAATTTGATTTAATCTCATTGCACTTCTAAGACCTAAATCTTTTGCAATAATAGTCGTAGAAATTAAACCATCTTTGTTAAGAACATTATCATGATATTCTGCTTTTGGAATTAATGGGGCAGTAGCTTTAGCAACTTCTAATTCTGATAATTTCTTAGAAGCTACAACAGCATCTTGTCCACCTTTGTAAATTGATAATAATAAATTTGCCGTTAGTTGTTCATCAGAATTAATGATTTGTCTCATTGTAAAATATTCTCTTCTTAAATTCTTTCGGATTTCTTTTGCTTTATCAGTTCTCATGAATCCAACAAGTAAAACATATCCTTGTTCAGAAAGAAGATAACAATGTTTTTGTCGGTTACTGGTTACAAATCCTAAACCGATAGCGTCGGTTTTGAAATTATCATCACACAAATCAAGAATATCAACGCCAATCTCAAATTCATCATAATTTTGAATGATTAAATCTTGTATATCATTCATCCTTACACCATGAATTTCAGCTACAGTTCTTGCTAGTATGACTTTTTGATCTTCACCAAAGCCACCTTCTACAACAGGAATATCCATTCCCATAAATTTTTGAGTTCCATTAATTTTGATTTCGTTTTTCAT